GTGGCGTTTCTGGGGCACTATTATGCGGCGATCGAGACACAACTGCGTGAAAATTGGGATGAAAATCACGATTGGTGCGAAGCATTTTATAACGATAATACGTTGTTTACCGGAGACGAGATCGGGGGTAAAAATGGGCGTTTTGTTGGTGCGCAGATAGGTGAGATGACGGGTGATTTAGGGGTGATCAACAGGTGATTTTGGATGCTGGTGACTGCGAATTAGGAGCGAATGCGGATGGATGATTGTTGCGTGTAGGAGGCAAGTGGGAGGCAAGTGAGGTGCGAAAACCGGGTGATTTGGTACGGGCTGGGGAGATGGGATAACTGGTACGCACGACCCAAACTTGACCCCTTTTCCAATTTTTAACATCCCCCGGTATGGCCTGAAAAGTCTAGGATTCATGCGGGTTTTCAACGAATGTTACCTTCCGTTATTAGGTGGTATTCGGGTGTTGGAAATCTGGAATTTTCTTTTATACCTTATCTATATATAGGGGAGATCCTTGTATGGATGTTTCGTGCAAAAAATTTAATGTGCTATTATGTAGTCACTCCAAGGGGCTACGGAAACAAGGCCCCGGGGAGTAGTCGCACCTTGAAAATTGCAAAGTTTGGATTTTCCCATGTGGGCGGTTTATGCCGTGCCGGTTTTCCGGTCAAGTGGTTATCCCTTGCCATTCCAAAACATGGGTCTCCTATCTGAGCAATTAGTGCGCCCAAACCCCCGATGGCCAAACATTACTGGCATAATTCCCAAGAACGTGGGAGAAGTTGCGGGGATGGTGTACCTTGACAACAGAATACAGGCGGTTCCGAGAATAACACAATAGGAACTGTTACAACAAGGTCAGAGCTACTGTTGTAGAGCATGGAAAACGCCAAGGTCAGAGCTGGCGACAATTAACAAGCTCCAGAGAAATAAGTGTTTGATGGGTTTGGAACCCTAGAGGAGAAAGAAACCTTACTTGGTTACAATTGTAGCCATTTTACATAAAGCCGGGCGCTTGGTAGTACCGGGGGAGACGCAACTACCACCAACGGCAAAACGCCGTGTCCGATATACACCAACTGAGAAAACAAGAGGTAATAATTATGCTGAAAGTTTATGCTGACTACGATGCAATCGCCAAGGCTGGCAAGCTGAACGAGCTGACCATCCCCGAGCTGGTGAAGTTCCTGAACGAGCAGAAAACTGTTCTGACCGCTGAGCAGTCTCAGAACGTCACCACCACGCTCAACAAGGCTGTTGAGAACAGCAACAAGGCCGCTTGCGACAACAAGTGCGCTGAGTTCTGCGCCATGGAACGTTCTGAAATGTGGCGTTCCTACGCTCCTAACCCCTACTACATGGGTATCAAGATCACCACTGACCCCAAGAGCGGCGCTCTGTCCACCCAAGATGCCAAGATGCTCATCAAGTTCAAGGCACTGGAGAAGTATTACCAGACCCTGAACGCTGTCGAGACCAACGACAAGGGGGAGCCTATGCCCAACAAGAGCGTAACTCTCTGCCGTGATGGTCACTATGAGAAACTGGTTATGCTGTTCAATGGTATGCTTTCTGAAGAGACCGCAAGCGAGCTTGGCGCTGACAAGCTGACTCGTAGCACCAAGGTGGAAGAAACCCTCAAAGATATGGGACTGGATTGCTTTATCGGCCCTGTCAATAAGGGCAAGCGCCTTGCTCAGCTCCAGGCTATCTGGAACGCCATGCTTCCCGAAGAGCTGGCAGCGGCCTGCACTGCGCTGTCCTGCGATATTAAGTATCTCAAGATTGCGGCCAATCGAGCAAAACAGGGCTCTGTCAAAGGTCTTGGTGACAAGGCCATGATTGACGAGATTGTTGTCACTATCTCCAAGGGTCTCTCTTTCGATGGCAAGGCACGTTCTTCCAAGTACGACTTTGCAAGCAAGAGCAAGTTCTTTGCCAAGGCCGAGCAGTAACACGCAATAGCCGGATACCCTTTCGGGGTCGCACCGTTCAAAGCGGCCCCTTTCCAGCTCCGCAATAGGGGCGTAGCGCCTTAGAGTGTGGCGCATTGTAGACACTCAGAAAAGAGGTTCACTATGGATTGTCCTTACATCATTCGTGAGAACATCGGCTTCGGCCGTGTTCGTGAGCATGGTTACTATCAGCTCGATGAGATGGCCTATGACCTGACCCACAACTTTGCAGACGCAGATGTTGAGGTCATCACTCGCACTCTGTACAACGTCACTATGGAGAGCGGCGAAGAGCTTTCCCAACTGGATGACGACACGGTGTTCAAGATGTTGAGTGCCGGTCTGCCTATTCGGTACGTCGAGAAAGCAAGAGACGGGTACATCATGTATTCTCGTCCTGAGAACAAGCCCGCTGTCAAGGTCAAGAGAGTCGGCGGTATCACCAGAGCACATGCAACCCCTTGTAAAGCCGTCAAGACTGCTCAGTACGACACACCTGTCATTGTCCCTGTTTGCAATAGTACATATCCATACGTTGTTAGTGTTATCGACCAGTATGGGAACGTCGGCTTGTCGTGGTATGATGAAACTGAAGAAGCTGAGGTGTTAAGATGTTTTGAATGCGCTCTTAAGCCGTGGTTTGTAATGGCGACCGTTTGGCACCATGATGTCGCTATCAGAAAACAGATTGACGGAGAGTGCCTGTAAGAAAGGAGCCCCACCGGGTATGAAATCAAAAATAATAACTAGTGTCCCGAGCATGACGTAAAACTGCTTGTGTCCGCACAATGCTATGAAATAATGGGAAATACCATTATATGCGGGTATACGCAGGGACAAACCATAGCATTCCACCTAAGTCCTGCACTACCAAAGGGCTGAAAAGGCAAGTGCAAAATATGATAAATGGCCCTGATTACATGCAAGTTTATGAGCGTAGCCTTGCATGTATGATAGATAGGTATGGCAACCGAAAATGCCCGCTCACCCCTACAATCGGAACGCCTTGACGTGGCGCAGGGGCTTTGAACTAAGAGTCCGAAAGAAGAGAAAGGAGCTATCTTTGATGTACAAGGACAAAAACGGAATAGTCATTCAGTGTGTCAACCGCAATGGTATGACGTACAACGGGTGTAAAGTGCCGTACATGGGATTGTATGGCACTTTTGGCCACTATGAATTTGTCGCAGAGCCGCGTTTTAACCCTCAGACGAAAGAAATGCGACTCAAGCATCGTGATATGAAAACGAAAACCAGATGGGACGATATGCCCAGCAAGGAAATCGTTTCGCATATCATCGATGCAGCACGAGTCAAGTGTGTCAAACTTTACAAGTGGGAAACCAAAATGGTAAACCCAGACCGTGATGAAATGAAAAAAGATTCCGAGATTTGGCACAAAGAAGCATCCAATCCTGACTGCATTCGTCGTAAAAAATTCAAAATGAAATACCGTCAATCGTCCATGAGTGGTCATGGGTATTCTGAACTTAGCTGTACTCTTTATGGTGAATCCATTGAGATGAACGGAAAGCAGAAAAAATTGAACCGCTCTATGCAGACATATATGGACGGCACCGGAATGGGTTCACGTTTCGATAATAGTGACCGTAGACCACTTGAACCGCAATTTCCAGTTAAATCTGGTAAACGAAAGTAATTATTTGTTGTTCCCATGATTCCATTGTCCATCTGGGCCAATTTTAGAATCAGAATCTAAGCCAAGATTTGAATTCAAACAAGCTATTTTGTCTGAATTTTTAAGTTCTTTCTTTGAAAATTTTGTTTTGATAAAGATACCTTCACGCTTGTTTAGGGCACGTCTTTTTCGGCACAAATGTTTATAACAAAGTCCATCCTGAAAAACAGGTTCATTACATTTTGGCTTAGAACAAGTTAATTTTGGCTTCAAAGTTATCGCCTCCTATTAGTATTATAAACGAAAACAATTCTATAATCAATTAGCGTACTCGTCACACCAAAAATGTGGCGTTTTCTTTTTTACCTCTTTTCTCTGCTCCACAAGGAGCGATACTGGGCGATTTACGGTACCAGGGCAGACGCAACCGTAACCACAACCAAACAAAAAAATGAAAGGAGCTCAACAATATGAAATTCGTCAGAATCAACGGTGAAAACCACGCCGGTTACGCTCTGCTTGATATCGTCGAGCACAAAACCACGAGCATGACTGTTGCAGAGCTGATGGAAGCTCTATCCAAGTGCAGCCCGGACGCATACGTTACGTTCGGCAATAATTACGATGATTATGTCATCGAAACCGTAGACCAGATTTGAGTATCAAACGAAAGGAGCGTAGTAATATGGATTATTTCAGCACGGAGTTCATTCTCTTCTGCGGCATCATTATTGGTGTCGCCCTGACGATTTCGATGCAGCAGGCATGGAAGGAGATGTTCAAGCATGACTAAGAGCAATCGTGGTCTGGCCGTTATGATTATGGCCGTGATTCTATTCGCAACAATCTTTATGATTCCAGTTCCGGCGGCAAGTGCGAGCACCGCTGGTAACGCCGCCGTTGTGAACCCCAATGCTGCTGGGCGCTACATTTTGAGCGGAACCGTCGTCCAGGAACCCGTTATTGAATGCGAGGATCTTGACGGGAATAATATCCAGCTCCTGTACTGCATGATCGAAGATTGCAATGGCGAAGTGTGGGGATATGCCTATGAAATGGACAACCTTAACGATGTTCCGCCCATGTATCAGAGTGTGATTCTGATTATGAATTGCAATGGCACGCCGGATGACAATTTCGATGATATCATCGAAGATATTTTGTGGTGCGACTGTGTCGCTGAGGAAGATTGAAATGGCATTTGCTGCCATTTAATAAAACAAAAAAAGAGAGGTAAAACAAAATGGATAACATGAAACTGCTCAGATACGCCCGCGCCGCCGCCGTCGACAAGTGGTGGCACTATGACAAGATTGCCAATCAGTATGCAGGTCACCGCGCTGAAAGTCTGGCTCGTAAGTTGGCTGATGAAGCAAAGGCGGATGTGAATGCAATCGCCGAGATGATTCACGCTGAAGAAGCAAAGCGGCGTCTGAATGCTGATGTGATTGCAGAGCTGAAGAATCTGGCCGAGAAAATCGTCGCCAAGGAGCAGTCCGCCGAGACACAGCAGCCCGCCGAGGAACAGCGCTATAAACAGGCCATCAAAGAAGCTCCTTACGTCCTCGTAATCAAATGGAACGATCCCATCATGGGCGAAATGGAATACCCCTTCAAGAGTTACGCCGAGGTTGAGAAGAACTTTGAGGTCGCTAAGCGAGAAGTTCACAATCGCCACGCAACCGAAGCCCATGTGTACGAACAGGGCGAAGGTCAGCGTATCCCTGTGATGGGCATTATGAGCGGCAAGCTGTAAGCCGCCTGGTGAAAGGAGGCATTCGCCAAGTGCTGACAGTGAAACAGGTCTTTGAACTCGCTCGTGATGGTTTGCTTCGGGAACAAAATCTTTGTATCAAATGTGGGGATCTTTCTGGAGTAAAAAAAGCCATTCAAACCACCACAGAGATCCAGAGTATTATTGAAAACCTCGACAAGGAAGAGAACTATATCGCCAGCTCGAATCCAGGCACTGAAACCGCTGTGCTCTTTGCTCTGAATCTAAAAGATGGCGAAGTACAAGAACTCAGGGCAACACAGCAACAAGCCAAAAAATTCCCGCCTGAGTATATGGTTCAGCTCGAACTTGTAGAATGCCCTAAAAGAGGTCCTAGAATCAGTAAGAAATTCTATTCTACACTTGAAGAAGCGAATAAGGAGTTTCTTGGTTGGAAAACAGCCAATGAAAATATGAATTGCTACTCGGTGCGCCTTTGCGAAAAGACTGGCGACGGCAAATACAAAGTCCTAGCACGATCTCTTCCTAAAGATTACACGACAGAGCCTAAGTCGCAGAAGTTATATCAAGTCCGCATCATCCATCTGAACAACGACGAACAGGTGTTGCGATTTCCGATTCTGGCCGCAGCTCAAGCTACTTTCGAACTGCTCAAATATGAACTGAAAGTCGGGCGAATCCGTGGGGCAAAAATCGTCAGGGTAATTCCCAGTGTCGGCATGAAAGAAACTTTGGTCAGCATTGGCGAAACTGAAGAGGAGGACACTTTCTAATGATTTTGTCAGAGATCTATCAGATGCATGACAGATTGTGCGCCGTTGTGCTGGACCCGGAAAGCGGAACCATCACGCCGATTCGTGTCGTAAATTTGGATACGAAAGAGCTGACCCCGCAGTTTTTCAGTGATGCGAGGGCGGGATTTCCTGATGCGAAACCATTCCGACCGTATAATCCGAACAGCCTGAATTGGCTCATCATTGAAAAATATGGTCTGCTGGTTGCATCTATCAATAATCTGGGCGGGTTTATCGTGTTTGAAAGTCCTGATATGATTCCGCTAACAAAATCTCTATTCAGCAAGAAAGCGAGGTTGAATTATGAGAGACGTTTTTCCCCCAGAGAAACACGCAATCGCCGTTTACCCCCTCAACAACTGGGGCGGGCTTGAGATCACAGCGATTGAAGAGGCGTGTGTCGAAGTCGCAACCAACAATGGCGAGCGCCGTAAACAGGCTGGCCGCCACAAAATCTATCAGACGAATCAGGGCCGTGCGTATTTCATTATGCATGGCTCTCGTTATTATCTGGACGAATTCACAAGAGTATAAACGCCGCAGCCGCCGTAAGAAGCGCCGCAACGCAGCAATCGAAAGGAGCAATATGAACCATGTTCGCAACATACCTTAGTGACACGGATTCCACCTGGATGCAAGAGCGCCGTCATAAGCGCCACATCGAATTGGCTGACCCGTACTTCCTGCCCTATAGCAGACTCCGGCCGCGTGTTCAAATCGAATTGCAGTTTCACATTCTGACTCTGCCATTCACAGTAAAGGAGGGTGATTTGATTGTCTGAGCATCCTATTGTCTGGGTGTTCGCCGCTATGTTACTTCTGGTGGGCGCACTCCAGCAAATCGGAACCGGCCTGTATTATCTGGGGTGTTTCCGCCGCTACAATCAGGTGATCGACACCTTGGCACGCTGGTTTGATACCGTAGATCCGATCGAAATGACGGAAACGATTCGCAATTTCTTCCTCATTTCGATCGCCCTGACTCTGTTGATTGCTGTGGTCGTTTAAGCGGCACGCAGTAATACATAAACGCAAAAAGTGAAAGAGGTAAAATTTATGCTGTACTATCGTACCAAGAAAGAAGCCAACAACAAACCTATGTACCGTGGCAAAGGCCGCAAGGCGAACGAGGAAGCCTGGTCTATCTATATCGCCGACGAGCTGTTCACCGAGAAGGAAGTCGCCAAGTTGAATCTGAATATGGATTACCTGGAGCCGGTCGAAATCCAGAAGAATCAGACTCACCGCCAGGGCTGCTATCGTGTGGCGAATTTTGATGCCAATATCTCCAAGGCAGCAGTCGAATCAAAACCCGAACCGCTTTCCAAGGAAGCTGAGAAGGAAGTCATTCGTCGTTTGAAAGACCGGCGAGTATACAAACCCCATCTCTCTGTCGATTCCAGCACTCGCCCGACTACTGTCTTGGTTCGATTCAAGGTGCCCACTCCGAAGAAGTCTGGCAAGAAGCGTAGCAACCCTGGCGAACAGGCAGCACAGGGCTAACCTGGCGACGCACCACTGGTAAAAATTTACTTACATACAATGATTTCCAATTGCACTATAGGATACTCCGTAGATGATATAATCTCTACGAAGTTTTTGGTGTGATATATAATAAACGCTTTACAGGGGCGCTCTGGTAAAAATCGGGGCAACAAACTGCAAAGCCTGCACATGTCGGGCGACTGGTGGTACCGAGGCAGACGTAACCACATCCACTACATACGTAGTAAAACAAATAGGAGGAAGTTGTAACCATGATGGTGCATATTTTGGATAATTCCTATTCCAAGCGAACCAAGGGCAAGCCGTGGGCGATTTTCAATTATTACAATGGTGATGTTTATAGCAGTCGCAAGCGTGCAATGAAGATGCTGAGTGAGATGGCAAAATCGGTGAGCGCAGATCCGGAGTGTTATGACGTCGTATTTGATGCTGATGGCGGCAATCTTCATTATCGTTGGAAGAATTTGGACGGTGATGAGTTCGAACACAATATCCAGATCGAATCAAAAGAAGTGAAATGAAAAGAGGTTCCGTGCTATGACTGACTATGCAGACGCTGGCTATCAGCTCCAGCATTACAAGATCACATTCTATGCCGATAACAATGGCAAAATCCCGCTCAAAGTGGTCCGCCGTGCATTCGCCAGTTACGATTGCGCCAAGATGTGGGAAGCCAATGTGATGTATCGAACCCCTGAATATAACAGTGTCACGATCGAGATGGAATGAAAGGAGCTACACAGTATGTTTGTCTGGGGAATTTTCATGTCTCACGAAGCCCGCGACGAAACGATTCATGACGATAAGTTTCATTACAGTCTTTTTGCTACTGAAGAACGAGCACTTGAGTATCTTAAAGAACAAGAAAAATGGTGGCATTCCATCTACAATGATCCCTGTATCACAGATGCGGCTAAGAAGGAAATCTTTGGTGGTAAAAAGCCAGACGAATCTATTCGCTTGTTCAAAGAGCCTGCCGAAATCTGCGGTGAAGAAGATGCATGGGTTCTTACTCGCGATTACATTTCCTCAACTGGAGCCGAGATGCGCGAAAGAATCATGGCAAAAGAACTATCAGTAAAAGAATAAGGGGGCAGACGTAGCAATGGTTCTCAACATGACTGAACTTCCCATTATGAACTGGTCACCGGAGCAGCTCGAAGCAGCCCGTAAGCTCTGTACGGATGGTATCATTCGTGGCTATGAGATGCCCACAATTCTTCCAAGCGACTCGTCAATCCGGGTTCGTTTTATTGCATGGAATGCCGCTGATGAAATCAAATGGTCAGATCCTGAAGCAATTATCATTCAGGGAGAACCTGTTTTTGTGAATGCATTCCTCGAACGGTATGGTCAGAGGCTTCAGTGTTACTCGCCCTGCTACGACGACGGCAAGTTCGTACAGTTCAGAAGGTTTTGATTATGTGCCAAAAATGTAACTTCAAATTAAACAACCATGTTTTATGGAAGAGCAAAAACGAATGGCTGCTTACGTCAAAGAGCAACTATTTTGCAGAGCACATTGACATGAGTCAGGTAGAAAAACTTGGTCCGGACTATTACGTAGCATTGGGAGCTGCAGTTTGGAAATATTCGAATGATGTCGTCGTTTTTAGTGGAAACACACCACAAGTATAACCGTTTCTGGTGCAAAAAGAAAGGAGATGTCGTAGGATGTCTGACTGGAAACTCGGTAAGGACATGATTCCAAGCGATACGATTCTTGATCCTGTCACATTCGATGACTTGATCCTGGCTTTGAAATGCAACTGTGAGCACATTACGCCGGATGCGGTCATTGTTCAGGCGACGGAGATCGTCAATCAGCGTCTGGAAGATTGGAAGTATCTGATCGAAAACAACATTGACGAAATCATTGCGCTGGCAACGGATGAATCGCTTGAAGACGCTGGTCACGATGATATCACACTGGAAGAATAACAGGAGAGGAGGTTTTGCCAGATGACATTCAATGAAGCAGTCGGTGTTCATTTTTGTGATATTGACAACGAAACCGATGAGCGGCTTACGTTCCGCGAACTCAACATTCGTTATATCAATCATCTTGGAGGACTAGATGTGATTAAAAAGTACATCCCGTTCGAACTCGACTACTTAATTCTGAAATATCAACAAGATCGTCATCTTAACAACACCTCTTTAAGAATCTGGGATGATGCTGCGAATGAGATTAAAGATCTTTGCTATCAACACCATATTACATGTACAAGCCAAGCTGAACGAGTCTGCGTCTTGAAAGAAGCGGCCGCGATTCTGTGTGAACGAGCGGCGCAATAAGAGGAGTGTTAATTTGTATACGATCAAAGTAACATATCGTGCAGCAATCGCAACAAGCATGCGGCTCGATTATAAGAAGGCTACTTACCAGTTCGAATCTGTGCCGAATGATGTGGTCGATACGCTGTGTGCTGCCGTTGATACAGAGTATAAGAAGCGATCAAAAGAACAGCATGTTGTGATGATTCACCTTGAGACGGCGCTTGAGACCATGGAGCGATTCAGAAAGTGCATGTACGTGCCGAACTCCATCGAGAGCGTTGAGATCATTGGCGCAGAAGAAAATGGCGACTAATCAACGCCTGTTAGTTGTTGAGCAAAACCCCAAATGGTTGTATAATGAAAAGGAGCGTAACAGTATGAAGTCAGTACAGATTACATACGATGCAAAAGTTAAGATCGGAACCAGCTATGAGCGCGGCGAAGCATGTACGCAGCTCGATTTCCTTGACGATAAGGTTGTGGAGAGCCTGATCGCTGATTTGAATGCGGCACCTGCTGAACAGAGTTCGCACTGGTTCGATCTGCTTCAGACGCTTACTTTTATGAACATGCTGCAAGGACGAATCTTCATTCCGACTTCAATCAAGATGATTCAGGTCGTTGCTGAGATTCCGAATTGTTGAAAACTCACTTGTTCAAAATGTTGAAAACTTAATCACTGATTCATTCTTTCACTTGCAACAATAATTCATTTCTATTTCGAACTCAAACTCAATTACGCAATCACCAGCAAACAAACTGATTCGAAGCCGAGACGAGCGATAAGCGAGATGCGGCGAGAATAAATTTGAAAGAGAAAAAGAAGAGGATTATAGGAGATAATAGATAGAGAGTGTGAGAGGAAGGAAGAAGAACCATCAAGGAGGAGGAAAGGAGAAAACTTTATGCGATTCCGAAAACTCATCGCGGCGACTGTACTGGCAGCTGTTCTGATGCTGACTGGATGCGGCGGCAATTCGAAAGATGAAGATGGACGCAAGGTGAACTATGCCAAGGTCTATAACCCTGACGGCACGCTGCTTGCTGAGGGCGAGTACGATTCTTGCTGGGTGTCTTATGGCACGGTTACGGTCAGAATTGACGGCGTTAAATACCAAACTGGCTACGCCAACGTTGTTACGATGTGTTGGTATGAATGAGCCCGGCAGAAAAAGGAGCGATAAATCGTGGAAGAAATCATAATGAAAGCCATTCCTGAGCATGGCGGTGTTTCGATGTCCCGGGCTGAGCAGGAGACCATCATCACTATTGGAGCCCTGGATAAGACGGCCGATGTGTGCACCAACGATCCTGTTTATTGGCGCAAGCTTGATGCCATGTGTGAGAAGCATCCCGACGAGTACAAGCTCACCAAGATCCACCGCACGAAAGACGGGTTGATCCTGTGCAAGTGGTATTCGGTGCCGCGTAAGCTGGTTCGGTTCGGAACGCCGACAGCGCCTCGCGAACTGACCGATGAACAGCGTGCAGAACTTCGTGAGCGAATGAAAAAGGTACAAGCGGCTCGACAGAATAAGGCCAACATCGATTCTCAGCCGAATTCATAAAGAGTTCGACTGTATTCTAAACATACATCATGGTTCGGTAATGAAATTACTCTACTGAGATGTGTTAGGTGTTTTTGCTCTGTAATTCTATTAGAGAAAACAGCAAGGTTTGAATCAGGAGGTGAATGAGATGATTGTATTCAAGATCCACTGCCCACACGAGGAAGTCACCAATGAGTGGCGTGACAAGTTCTGCGAGGCTTTGGTCGGCAGTCCGGCTTTCATCAACAGCGAGATTGCCGTGTGCGATGACAACGAGTGCAATTTCGTTCTTATCGTTGGCGAATCCAATGACCACGATATGACGTTCGATATCAATGAATCCGACTTGGTATCATGGGATAATTAACGAAAGGATGTGAGTAAATATGAAGCCCTTTGACGATTCCGCATAGAGAGCGCTGTGCAGCCGTCAAACAGATTGAGATGAATAGCAAGTCGAAAGGTTTGCACGTTTAGGCCAAGCCGAACGGAACGAATTGTTAAGGCGAGATACCCCCACCCGTGGCTGCCGGCGGAGGTCCCGAGCTCACCGGGGTGACCCTACATGGAGGAACTCACGGTACTCGCGGTAGAAGCCCAAATAGAATACAGCGATAATGCGTCACTCCGAAACCCCGAACCACGCCCGCAGCTCATCCGCAGCTCATCAACGCTGCCTGCTGCAGCGATCGCATGTGAGGCACAGGACTCCACAGATATTTAGATCTCAATTTGAAACAAAAGTACATAATCAAATAAGAAAGCGAGTTGAAAACTATGTTGAAAACCGGTCCTCCCATGTGAGGAACCCCGTATTTTACGAGCAGATTTGTGATGAATTGTTATCTGGTTTTACTATGATAACACGTTCAGGCCAAGCCGAACGGAACAAATTGTTAGAGTGAGGGGACACCCTCCGAGGAAGGCGGAAGACGCGTCGACGACATCATGATAGATCGCTCAACCCAGTTTGGCCAGAAACCAAGGGTCAGACGAGCCGATTTTCCCCCAAAAGGCGCATCTAACAACCGCAATTGGGCCATAACCCCTGGTACAGGACCATACTTCAGCCTCCAATCAGGAGCTTCAGACAGATTTAGATCACAAATCGCCTATATTATAATAATGAAGGTTGTGATAAGAACAACAAATACAAACAAAATGTAATGCTGTCATTTGTGAATATTTTCCAATTGACAACGATACATTTTTGTGTAATACTTGTTTCAAGCGAAACACACTTTACAATACCAAACGAAAAGGATGAGGTAAAAAATGAATGCGAATGTAGTAATGCAAGTAGCTACCACCAAGCAGTTCGGTAACATGGAGATTCAGGTCTATGAGAATCCGGCGGTCGATCATACCAGAGCTCAGGATGATTTCTGGATGACCCGTGAGCAGGTCGGCACGGCGCTTGGATATAAGAATCCTTCAATTTCGATTGGAACGATTCACAAGCGCAATGCGGCTCGTCTCGACCCGCTTTCAGGGTTAATCAATTTGATTACCCCCGGTGGAAAACAGCAAACCTACGTATATAATATGCGAGGTGTAATGGAGATCTGCCGTTACAGCACTCAACCAAAAGCGAATGCTTTCATTGATTTCTGCTGGGATGTGATCGCCGCTCTGATGCGGGGTGAAACCGTATCGCTGAATGCCAATCAGACTGAGCTCAAGCGGCAGGAGCGATTCGACAAGATGACTCAGGCGCTGACGGAGATTCATTCTAAGATGGACGCTCTCGAAGCCGCACGCCAGCAGGACCGCAACGCTCTCGACAATGTGTTGTTCGTCTGTAAGCAGCTGGAACGAAAGCTTATTTCGATGGGTCAGCCGCAGAAGCAGCCTGAGCAGACCGCCACAACTGCCGCAAAGGAAACCCAAACCACTACATACAAAGGACGCAGCGAATGGCGGACTGAGATCTACAAGCTCGGCAACTCCATCGCTCGCATGACTGGTCTGACGCTGAATGCGGTTCTTAAACAGGCTTATGATTATATCGGCCGCAACTATGGCTGGTATTTCAAAGACGAACGCAAGGCGTATGTTGAGCGAGTCGGCTACATGGGTGACATCAAAAACCTCAGCGGCTTGGACATTATCGAGGATAGCGAAACGTGGAACTCGATCTTTATGTCGATTATGAAGGATCGGTATGAGAACGAAAAGCACGACGCTGAGGTCCGAAAGGGGATTAAGTCGGCACTCACCAAGAAACCGCCTATGATCCCTGCTGATATGATTCCTACTCGCCACAGGGTAGAACCTGCTCCTGAGGTCGTTGCTGAAGAACCCGCACCGGTCGTTGTGGCCGAGGCTCACGCAGTCGAGATTGAAACACCGGCGGCTGAAACACTGGCGGTCGAAGCTCCTGCGGTTGAAAAGCCGAAAAAGAAATATTGTTACTACAAGCCGAGCATCACACTTCCGATCGTTGAACCCATTGCAAAAAAGCTGGGCGATAAGACGCTTGGGTATTGGGTTACCTATGCAAAGATCTATGACGCGATCGGCACTGCAAAGATGGACCGAATGCGTAAAGCGTATGTTCGTTCTCACAATAAGCCGCCCAAGTCTACTCCTGATATCTTCCAGCATTCTGATAAGAACATGAAAGTGTTTAAGGAGGCTGCAAAGATCGTGGCGGCAGCTATCTAAGCTATCTACTTCCTCCATTAGCCTTTGAGGCTGGCAGCCGGGAAAGACCGGCATATAACGAGAACGTGGTGTAATGGTAGCACTCGTGGCATGGGACCACGAAGAGAGGTTCGAATCCTACGTTTTCGATTTATAAAGAATAATAAGGAGACTTATTTATGGATAGAACATTATTGGTAGGTGACGTAACAGAGCTTCAATGTATTTTGGCTTTTCAAAAAAGAGGATATTATTGCAGTATCCCTTTTAGTGGTTCATGTAGCTATGATTTGGTTGTCGATATTAACAATGAGTTATTTAGAGTCCAATGTAAGTCTTGCTCTGAACATTTAGATGAAGGTGTCTTAAAAATGGGCGTTTCGAGGACGACCACTAATACAAAAGAAGCGATTAGACGTGGGTATTCGGATGACGAGATTGATTTCTTTTACACATATTGGAATGGATACGACTTTTTAATTCCAGTTACTGATGTAAACAGTCATTCGTGTATTTATTTAAGAATATCGGAACCGCAAAATGGAGTTCAAGACACAATGATGATTGCGGCAGATTATCTTCTGGATAATGTTGTTGAACAGTATAAAAAAATTGATTCCATTAAATATTATGCAACGAACAGATTTATTTCGATAAATCCTGACACCAAAGAAGAAAAACTTTGGAAGGATTCAGAAATTGAAGAGACTTTTACAGAATCCCAAATGAAATATATTAAGCAGGCTGTTGGAAAAGATGTAACAGTATATGGAAGTTACTGGAGATACGTCGAATTCCCAGCTCTAACTAAAGTTGCAAGAGAGTAAAATCTCTTTGCATATAAATAGCATAGGGCTTTATCCTTTCTCCCTGTGCAAAAAAAGCGAAGTTTTTCTCTTTCACTTTTCCTTTTTCTTCGCTCGTGGCTGAAATTGCCAGGCAGGTACGATAACCCTGCTTTGATATGGAGCTGATGGTCGTACAACAGTTCGATTCTGTTGGGCTCCAGCTAGGTTCGATGCAGCGGCGTAGTGTAGTACAAAGCTGCTGGGGTGGCGCAATTCCACCGTGGGTGATCATACTCCCCCTCTGACACACCCATAACGCTTATATCCGAAAATATACGAACAGACTGCGACGAGGCAGCTCCTCGTGGAGTGATGGTCTGGTGACAATATGAGTAGGCTATTGGATGACCTGAGTTGTGGTCTAGCTTAGTCGGTGCCCAGACTAGCGGAGAGTGATTTAAAGGGCAGCCTTTGAGGATGGACACCATAAGAGACCAATTCGCTTATGTGTTGTATCCGCTGACGCGACTGAGTATTGCGCAAACTTTGTAAGCCGCTTGCTCCTCGCCGATGCCGTTACATGGTTAAATCCTCCTCTCTGGGACGTTAGCTTAGTTGGTTAAAGCTCCTGGCTCATAACCGGGTGATGAGGTTAATTCTTCACGGGGGTTCGAGTCCCTCACGTCCCACCATTTTTAGTAACATTTTGAAAGAAGGTATGAATCATGGCAAATCTGAATATCAAAGAAATTGTTGAATGGATGATTGAAAAAGCGAAAGATAAGGCTTCCGATAGCATCGCAGTTATTGATGAAGGAGAAATCGTTAAAGAGTTCGGAGTGGAGTCTGGATGGCTTCAGAGCCATGGTCCAGAAATCTATCACGAGTGTGATCAGCACTCAGAAGTTTTGGACTCTTTGATTTACACTGGAAACGATAGAGACTATTGGTCTATTCAGCTTACCGTTAATAAGGAGTAAATCAAAATGGCAGATAAATATCTCAGTATCATTACAAATTTCGGATGCCACTACAGTTGCCCCGAATGTATCGTCCGCAACAACAATCTCAAGATGACGCCGACAGGGGAGTATTCCTCTCGTGATGAATTATGGAGCACCCTTTATAATGATTGCGCTGATTGCAACTGGGTATCTGTATCCGGCGGTGGCGATCCGTTATGGCAGTGGCCTCATCATCAGAAGTGGTGGGCACACTTTTTCGATACTTGCAGAAAGCTTGGCCGTCAGACTGAACTGCATACCAGTTATTATGATGTTAAGCATGATCCTGACATCATGCTTTTCCCATTTGAAAGGTTTGATCGAGTCGTTTATCATCTGCATCATATGGACGAACTGGACAAGATTCATCGTGTTGGCGGTGAAATTGTTCGTGTGGTTTTCGTTGTGGATGACAATATGACCGAGGACGAAATCAATAAAATCGCTGAGTACGTAGAGTATTCTAACGAAGTCGACGAGCTTACCTTCCGGCAGCGTGTGGATGATCACTACAAGGAAACCTATCATCTGCACGATTTCCTGTTGGCTGGTCATCAGAAGCGCTGGTGGTATGTCACCCAGTGCGATTACAATACCTACTTCCATAACGGTAAGTTGTACACCAAGTATACCGATATCTTTGATAAGGAGTGATTTAGATGTACATCGTTGCAAGCGATTACACCAACGAGAAAGCTGATGTCTACAAGTCAGTAAGTATTGATAAAGCATTCAAATCAAGAGACGATGCGATTGCTTTTGCCGCTGTTAGTTTTCAGTGCTTTCTCAATGGGATGCCTGAAGATGAGGCTGCTCGGTATGAAGATGCAGTGAAGGTTGACACTGAATCCTACGCTGATTTTTGCGGATGCGAGTTGAACCCATATGCTGAGTATGTTATCGGTGCGGCAGTCGGCGATGGTGAAGATAACCACATGTACTACATGGTGTTTGAAGTAGAGGAGTGACCTGCGTAAGCAGTGGCGGCTCGGAAAGACGAGCATATATGTTTCGGTGCTGGAATCGGCAGACAGGGGAGTCTCAAAAACTTCTGCGCAAGCATGTGGGTTCAAGTCCCATCCGAAACACCACCGGCTCGATCGAGTCGGGAGCCTATTGGGTGAAACGGTTTGGCAAATCGGAAAGACGGTTGACTGCTGGACAGACAGCTTTGATATGCTACAGTGGTGCAACTGGCGAGACACACTCCGCTTAAGACGGAGCGCCTGAAACGATGGATTGTTGGGTTCGAATCCCACCTGTAGCACCAATCTCGTACTGGTAGGATCTTTAGCGGTCAGATCCGGCCGCGCCTGTGCGAGATACCACCCCCCCCTGTGGGGAATGTTAAATTTTTCCATGTACGTTATTCTCGGCTCGCTCGAAAGAGTGCAGCGTGCCTTTGTAAGCCGAGTATCTTATGCGATTGTAGCTCAGTTGGTAGAGCAGCAGGCTGAATGCACGTCGATGGTTCAAGTCCATCCAGTCGCACCAGGGTTCCTGTCTTTTTAGGTATGTTATTCAGCAGGAACCTTTTACCTCATTCTTGTTATTCCCGGCTCTTTTGATACGATGCTTCGGTCTATATCGTATCGAAAGCAACAAGGCTTTGTAAGCCGGGTTTATATGCAGCGGTCGTATAACGGCTAATACGTCGGCCTTCCAAGTCGAAAATGTGGGTTCGACTCCCATTCGCTGCTCCATTATGTGCGACGGTTTGAGACTCCTACATATAAATCCAGCCGGGTAAGTCCGTCCACAACCGGTGCAGGTAGACAGCTTTGCCCATTAGGTCTCTAACAAAATGGGGAATAGGTACATGGTGGTAAAAGTACGATCAATAAAATAGCCACGACTTCCTTGTTGCGCCCTAATGTTTCGGATATTGTGGTCCGGAATGGAAGTTGTCCTGCTTGGAGAATCGGGAGTGCAGGTGTACCTAATTTATATGCGGCTATGGCGGAATGGCAGACGCGCCAGATTTAGGATCTGGTCTTCGGGTGAGGGTTCAAGTCCCTCTAGCCGCACCATGTTCGAATATCAACAATAAAAAGCGAAAGGACGATGTATTATGAAGGTGATTATTAGCACAACTCCTCTTAACGGCGTACTGACTGATATTACTCTCGATACGGGAGAAGACAAGAGCGACGTGATGGATGTGGTTGGTAACAGCATGATTGCCACTACCATTGATTGGCTCAACAGCAAGAAGATGTCGAAAGAAGATAAGAAAGTGTACACTGATATCTTATGCAAAGTCTTAAAGGAAAATATCTTAAAAGGGCTCAAGTAAGGAGGATACAGCTGTATGAACTCCATTATCAATCCTTGGGTGTTCTACTGGATCGGCATCGTAGATAGTATCAGAACACTACTAATCGCCATTCTAATTGTGCTTGTGATCGTGGTAGCGATTATGTTCATGTGCACCATGAGCGATGCAGACGATTATGGCTTTAAAAACAAAAATGTAGTCGAAGAAGCAAAACTCTGCATCAAGGTTGCAATTGCAACTTTTGTTGTCGCAGTTCTGGTTTGTGTGGTTCCTTCTGAAGATACCTGCTATAAGATGCTCGCCGCCAAGATGTTCACTCAGGACAATATCAACAATGCCACCGAGTATGTCACTGATGTGATTGATTATGCGGTGGATAAGGTCAAAGAGTTGCAGCCGAATACGGAGGAGTAAGATGGAAAAGAAATTTCATCTTGGCGATCATATCATGCTTACTTGTAAAGGAGATCACGGCAACCCGGAATATGGATTACAGGGAATCGTGATTGATTATGATGAGAGCTGGGGCGGATTATATCCAGTTGTTCAGCTTGATGAAGATTCCTATCTTTATAATGGGGATGATAGAAAGGTTGATTGGTTCGAAGAGTCTTGGTGGACTTTAATTGGCCATCCCAACGAATGCGTTTGCGATTCTTTATTGTGAGGTAAAACGATGAAAGACAAAAAGTTCAATATCGGTGATCGCGTAAGGCTTGAGTCTCCTTGGGGTCCTGATGATCCCAATGAGGGTAAAGAGGGAATCGTTGTTGGGTATACAGAAGATACCGATTGTCTTCAAGTGCAGCTCTGCGATGGGTACCAATGGAGCAGACCAGAATTTCGCCTGATCGAGCACCTGTATGATGATTGGTGGACGCTGGTTGAGCCAACCAATGAATGCCGCTGCGAGTCTCTGCTTTAATTTTTTTGCCATCCAAACACACTTTACACTATCAAATGAAAGGAGAAAACGGATGCATATCAAGTATGTGGACGGCCATTATGAAATCGTGTCGGCGGATAATGGCCAGTTCATTCAGTCGGCCGACACATGGGACGAGGCTCTTGACGATATGAAAGAGCTGCTAACAACAACGGTATAACGAGCAAACCGGCTCGTTTACATAACATTTTTTATTATAAAGGAGATCAATATTATGAAGGCAACTGTTAAGTACAACAACGTTTTCGTCACTTCCGCTTACGACATCGAGACTCTGAAGAAGGTCAAGAAGTTCCGTCCCGAGGCTCTGGTTCTGTACAAGGGCGAGGGCAAGGAGAAGGAGCCTGTCTGCGCTATCGGTGTCAGCGGTTCTGCTTCTGCCAATGAGATGGGTGTGACCTTCGCAAAGAATTCCGTCACTACTCCCAAGGTCGCTACCATGAGCATCGAGCTGCCCAACGGCAAGACCACCGTCGAGGAGATCAACGAGTTCGTTCGTGAGAAGCTGGGTCTGGCCATCGTGAACTGCACCAAGATCGAGGAGCAGATCGCCGAGGCTATGGGCTCTATCGCTGCTGATGAGGCCGCTATGAACGCTGCTATCACCATCGAGAACGACGCTGAGCCCGAGGCCGCCGCTGAGTAAGAGCGCCGCCTGGTAAGAGCGCCACTGTGGTTCCACGCCGGATGTTCCAGCGCAATACGTCCGGCATTCGTTTTAGATGATTCGTCAATCCGACGTTTCAACAATAAATTTTTCAAATTAAAAAGGAGTACATATTATGCTGAAGATCACTGTGGGTACCAACACCAACCGTAAGACTGTCATGGTTACCGAGGACACTACCCTGCGTCAGTGCCTGGAGGAGAACGATATCAACTACGCTACTGGTCAGACTTCTCTTGATGGTTGTGTTCTGCAGCCTGGCGACATGGACAAGACCTTCGCCGCTATGCACGTTACCGAGAAGGCTTATCTGGTCTGTGTTCAGAAGATGGACAACGCCCGTTAAGGGATTAACGGAGCTTGATCCTGAATCTGTTCGAGCGAATCTCGAATAAAGTCCGAATATAAATCTGTTCTGGTTACAACAGATAAGTAGCATTGCAGCCGCTGGCAGGCCGGTTAAAGTCTGCCTTATATGTGTCCAGTATCTGGGCTTTTTAAATGCAAGATATGAATTTAAGGAGGAAGTAACTATGGCATTCACTGGTTTGCTGACGAAGCTCGGCTCGAACGAATGCAACGAATTTTTCTCTGACATCAAGAGCAGGAACAAATTCGAAACCGAAGATAACACCGTCCTGACCGTTCTCCGGGCAGTGATGAACGAGGAGCGGCTGGCGACTTTTACCGCTGACCCCGAGAACAAGGGTATCATGCAGTCTCTGGTGGTCGAGAACGAGATCCGGCTCCCGGACGATGAGAAGCTGACAGCAGCCTATTACGCTGGTGAGCGTGGTCCGTTCACAAAGATCAAGCTCGGTCTGTATTTCCATTTCATCCCCAACAAGAAAGCAGCCGATTACATCAAGCAGGTGAAAACGTTCGACGAGGACTACAAGAAGGCGGGCTGGGTTCGTCTTGAGGATGTCTCTCTGTATGTCGATCGCAGCGGTGACGCTCTGGTCTATCAGAACGAAACCAAGCAGGCGACCATGGTGTTCGCTCCTTCGCCCAAGAGAATCCAGGTTATGCAGATGATGATGAGCTGTCTGCCCCGTCTGCTTCCGTGGGCATTCAAGGATCACCCGGCAACCAGGGATGAACTCGATCTGCTGAAGATGCTGGCCGAGCAGAAGTATGACAAGTTCAATGCAGCAATCGACAAGATCTATGCGACTTATGACTTCTACGGCAAGAAAGTCGAAGGCATGCTCAAGGGATTCTGCAGTCAGAACTTCACCCGCTCGATCCACGATCAGGAAGAACGTGTCCGCCGGGCAGAGAACAACGTCAATGATTACATGAGCAGCGCCCGCGATGCCATGAAGCAAGTGGACGAAGAGCAGATGAAACTTCTGGTTCTCCGGAATCGAGCCTGCAACTCTGGAGACGATGAGAAGGAGCTGGTCGATTTCTTCAAGGCGAACAAATCTCTTATCGCTCTGGATAAGTCCGGCAATCAGCTGTGGGTCGGCGTGAACTGCTATCTGAATGACTACAACGAAGATATCTTTAAGCAGTATGTCGAAAAGCAGGATAAGATGTCCAGCTACATCTACGAGGAGAGCCCGTATGATATGGATCTCACCAAGAAGTTGTTCCTGGCTATCTGGAAAGAGCACCGGTTCAATCTGCGTGTCTACTGCGAGTGGATCGTCTATGATGACTGCCGCGTCGAAGCCATCAGAAGCAGTAACATGAATCATCGAGAAGACCTGATGAAGGATCGTTTTCCTCAGCCGCATATCGACCGGTTTACCTGTTACGGCGGCTATCGCGGTATGCTTCAGGATCTGGCTCTTCGTCGTGATTACATCGGCATTCTGTCCACTCTGGTGACCTCTTCTTCTTATATCAACTGGACGGATTCTACGGTTGTCGAATGGATGATGGAGCGTCTGTTCGGTGATTATAGAAACAGGAAGTGTCTGGAAGATAAGGATGGCAATCTCTACACCGTCGGAGAGGTGATTGAGATTCTGGAAAACGAAAGCAATGAAACGGCATAAGGAGGTTTGAAGTATGCAGCCGGTTAAGATGAATGACGAACTGATCCAGGGGATTTTGCAGGAGTTCTATGCACAGGCTTCTGCGTTGGGTAATCTGCAGACGGATAAGTTCTCCTTTAACAAGAATTTTTCCAAGCCTGCTAAGGACGCAGTCGAGGTGAATTTCACTCTGGAAGCTTATCACGAGATGTGTGCTCTGATCGATCACTTCAGTACCGAGGTCGCCTGGCACGGTCTGGTGAATCGCATTGATAAGACTCATTTCCAGATCACCAAGATCCTGGTCTATCCGCAGCAGGTCACGGGCGCAACAGTGAATACGGACCAGGAAAAGTATACGACCTGGCTGTATGAGCTGGACGATGAATCCTTTAATACGCTGCGGTTCCAGGGCCACAGTCATGTGAACATGGGCACTTCTCCCAGCGGCGTGGATATGCAGAATCAGTGGGATCTCATTGAGACCCTGAGCTCTGAGGACTACTACATCTTTATGATCTGGAACAAGCGGCGGGAGTATAACGTCCGTGTTGTGGATATGGCGGACAATGCCATCTACAGCGGCGATGATGTCAAGGTGACGATTGGAGAGGCCGATACGAAAGGGTTTCTCGAACAGGCGGAAGCGCTTGTCCAAAAGCCGGTCACAACTACATACAGTGGCTACAACAGTGGCTACAGCGGCAACTACAATGGTGCAGCTTACTCCGGCAGCTACAGCGCGGGTACAGCAGCTTATCAGGGAGGCGCGTTCGTTGGTAACACAAGCACCGCAGCCGCGTCCACGAAAACAAAAGCAGAAACGAAACCGGCAGCCACGACGAACCCGGCGCTGAAAACTGTCACGGGTGGAGCCGCCCCTAAGATCGATCCAGCCAAGAGCAAGGGAAGCGAATCCAATCTGATGAAGTATTATCAGGAGAATCCGAACGACCTGATGAACAATTGGAATTCGAGCTGCTATCCCTACGCTGACGCATTTCAGGACTAAGAAAGGAAACAACAATGGATCTGAGCAAAATCGAAATGGTGTTTGACCCTGCGTCTGTTAAGGGTCGCATTCATATCATCGGCTGTGGTTCGGTCGGCTCTACTGTGGCTGAACTGCTGGCACGATACGGTCTGACCAAGTTCACTCTGTGGGATATGGACTTTGTCGAACCCAAGAATATCGTCAACCAGATGTTCTTTCAGCAGGATATCGCCCATCCCAAGGTGGAAGCTGTGGGGAACATTCTGTGCAATGTGAATCCTGATATCAAAGAGGATCTGGTTCTGATGCCCAATGGCTGGCAGGGCGAAACCGTCAAGGGTTATGTGTTCCTGGCCGTGGACAGCATCGAGATCCGCAAGCAGTTCCTGGAGAAGAACAAGTACAATCCTGAGCTGCTCGGTGTGTTCGATATCCGCACTGGTCTGTATGATGCACAGTGCTGGTCGGCCGATTGGAAGGATCGCAAGCAGATCGACAATCTGAAGAACTCCATGAATTTCACTCACGAGGAAGCAAAGGTAAGTACGCCGGTGTCTGCATGTGGCATCGTTCAGGGTGTTGCACCGACCGTTCGTTTCATCTGCTGTCTGGCGGTTACGAACTTTATCAATTTCGTGGGAGGCTACCAGCTGAAAAAGCAGATCGTTGCAACCCCGTTCATTCTGGGTGAAGAGAGCGTCATGGCGTTCTGATAAAATCGTAAATAAATAATCGTGATGAATAGTTGTTTTTTCATAAACAGCGCACTTAGGCCAAGCCAAGTGTATCGAATTGTTAAAAAGAGAGGGTCCTCCCCCGAGGCATCAACATTGCAAAACTAAACAGGTACCGCCGGTTGACGGCGCTCCCACAGAGTTCAAAAACGACCATTTTTGGGTCACCTGAAGGCGGCTATGTAGTCAATCTCAGCATCCAGTCATGATCGGGACCTCCCATAGCATGCTACTTAGCCTCAAGAAACCCACTTAGATCACGATGAAATCATAAAGGAGAAACAATGTACATTACATATCTGAATCCTCCTAAGACTCGGCAGATCACTTTTGATGAGATCCTCGCCGGTGTCCAGAATGTAGAAGCACTGCACTATGGCGGCAGCAACACATCTACAATGACCGTGTGCCGCAACGATTTAACCGCCAAACTTCGCGCCATCACCAATGTTCCTGAGATGATCGAGAAGCTGGCGGCCTACAATGTGAAGTATGCGGCGCTTGAATCCAGCGATATCCCGAGCCACTATTCTCACTTTGAGATTCCAAAGAAATCTGGCGGCTGGCGACCCATTGATGCGCCCGATGAAACTCTTTCTGATGCACTGATCGAGCTGCGGGAACTGCTGAAGAGCTTTATGATCGCAGATTATCACACGAATGCTTTCGCATATATTCCCAATCGCAGCTTTATCGATGCAGTTCGCAAGCATCAGGCAGGTCACAATAAAACCGTCGTTGATGAGGCGACCGGCATGAAAAAGGTCGTCAACTATCAGAATCATTGGGCGGTCAAGTTCGACTTCCATGGTTTCTTCCCTAGCACGACACCGGATTTTCTGCTTGGCATGATGAGTGTGATCTATCCATTCGCTCTGATCATGCGGGATGCACGTGGCCGAGATGAACTGGCAAAGGCGGTCAACCTGTGCTTCCTTCGCAACAGCCTGCCGCAAGGAACTCCCATCAGTCCGTGGCTTACCAATGTGATGATGATTCCGTTTGACCACTGTATCACTCGCAAGCTGTGCTATGGCTACAAAGCAAAGGACGGCATCGATCGTGAGTTTACTTTCACACGATATGCAGATGATATCCTCATTAGCTGTTATCATCACTTTGACCCGATGGAAATTCAGCAGATCATCATTGATGCGTTGAACTTCTTCCATGCGCCGTTTACTCTGAACGAAACGAAAACGCATTACGGCAACAGGCACTCCAGTAAGAACTGGTGTCTCGGCTTGATGTGGAATAAGGACAATCAGATCACGGTTGGCTGGCGCAATCTTAAAATGTTCCGTTCGGCTATGACGAATTATATCGATGCAAAGCAGCACGGCAGAACATGGGAGCTGGAAGATTTGCAAAAGTTCAATGGCAAGCTCAACTATTATCACATGGTCGAGCCCGAGGTGATCGACGAACTGATCCGTCGTTACAATGCAAAGTTCGGCACCGATATTGTGGCGATGCTTAAAGAGGATCTTCGTCCCAAAGAGGGCGTTGTTGCATAAAAAAATGGAGATACACACAAGGAGTGATGATCTATGATTGAAATTATGTGTCGGGATGGAAAGGTTCCGTCGAAAGAACTCGAAAAGGTCGCGGATATGATCTACTATTCCACGGGCATCGAAACAGAGGTGGTCTACGAAGAGGATCGGCGAGCCCTGGTGTTTTGGGGTCCTGAGGATGTCAAAGAGATCGTGGAAAGTTTGAATCTGAAATCGATCAACACAGACGATACCAATTTCTGCGATACCATTGTGGCCGCCGCAGAGCCGAGCATTCACCAGGCAATGTTGGAAGCCGGCAGAGATGTCCTGTTTGATGAAGTCTGTGAAACGGCGGCATCCATGGGCGAACAAATCGAATTCGATGAGCCCGATCAGTAATCAGTAAACAAAAAAGTCACTTTGTATATCGTTCCAAAAGAGCGAGCATCACGCCCAAGGCGGATGTTAAGAAGAATACTCCAACAACCGGCCGCTGCACAATACGGACCTTGATCGTGCAGCTGGCCTCTGCCAATCCTTATCAGGAAACACTCGTCCTTCGATCCGAGACGAGGTCACGCGCCAGGTCGCGTGACGAAGTCTCCGATCGTGCGTCCTCCCGTTTCCAGAGCATCGGATTTAGAAAGTGATTTTGATAAAAAAAAAGAAAAATGAGGTAGAAATATGGAATTGATGTATAAGCCAGGCGATAAAGTAATGATTCGTCCGGATCTGAACTGCCGTGAAATTTATTATATGAGGTCAGGCCGCCACAATGGAGACTGTGCCTACAATGTGGTTGATCAAATGGTAGATCAGGCTGGAAAGGTTTTTACGATTCAGGGTCCTCGCCACGGAGGAGCTGGATACACTCTGGAAGAGTCTGATTATGGCTGGACCGACGAGATGTTTATTTCTATCAATGAGTGCTGCTGTGAATCTCTTCTGTGAGGTAAACAATGAAATACAGATACAATAAGGGCGACGCAGTGGTCGTAAAGAGAGATCTCAAAATGGGATGCAGCTACTTTATGGAGTCTGGCCCAAATACATACACATACAACAATATTGCTGACGGAATGAAGGAGTTCGAAGGCAAGACCGTTCATATCTCAGGACATCTTGATGGTCAATATTTCATTGAAGAAGACAATAAATCATATGCCTGGACGGATCAGATGTTCCAAGCACGGTACGAATACGATACCGCTTGTGTTTGCGAAAGTTTACTATGATTGGAATGATTTGAAAATGCAGAATCCCTGCCATTATTGTGTGGCTCCCAAGCGTTATCCCGGGTGTCACGATCATTGTCGGGAGCGCCAGCAGTACGTTGAAATCGAGCTGACACAGCAACACCAATACAAAGAAAAGTGCCGCATGATCAACGATTTTGATAATGAGCTATACACTCATAACCTGCGTTATAGAGAAAAACATCAACATAGATATTGATTTACATAGAAAGGATGAAGATCAATGGCAGAACCGGCACGTAAGCGTAAGGATCGTGTGGTTCAGTTTCCACAGCAGCCTGGTTCCGAAGCTCACATCACCATGAGTGAAGCCGAGCTGAAGGAAATGATTTGGGACATCGTGGCTGCCGCTCGCAAGAAAAAGCACAAGACAAAGCCAACCAACAGCCTTTATACAAAGGATGGCCGCATCAAACCTTCGCCTGCTGATCCGATTCGTTCCAAAGAGGATTTCCAGAAACTGGCGAATTATCTCGCTTCCAACGGCGACCCTAAATTTCGTCTACGCAACAAGGCGATTTTCGTGTTCGGGTGCAGTCTGGGTATTCGTTGTGGCGATCTTCTCAGTCTGAAAACGGCCGATGTTTACGAACAGGATGGCAGTGTGAAAGAGCATGTCGAACTGATCGAAGAAAAGACCCGTAAGCGCAATGTGTGCAAGATCCCCAAGATGGCAGCCGACATTTTGGAAGATTATTTCGATGAACAGAATTTCGAGATCAGTCAATCTGATTATCTGTTTCGCAGTCGCAAGGGTGGTCCTCTGACAGTGCGCGGATTCTATCGGATCTTGAAAGAAGCAGGGAAGGCGTGTGAGCTGGATATCGATCTGTCCACTCATACTATGCGCAAAACTTATGCAATGGCTGCACTTCAGACAGCGAAAAAGGCTGGTACATCTGGGCAAACGATCGAGATGCTTCAAGAAAAGTTTAAGCATAGCAGCCAGCGTGTCACGATGCATTATGTCAAGGCCGACCAGGATAAGATGGACGAAATGTCTGATCGTGTGTCGGACTGGTTCGATGATGGAGGAACAGAATGATTGATTATATGTATCACCCGGGCGACAGAGTTCGCGTTCGTCCTGATCTCTCGGAAGGTGAAGGTTATAAAATGCTGTCTGGCGAAAACAAAGGCAAACCTTGGATAATTCTTGACTGGATGAAAAAATACGCAGGACAAGAGATCGTCATTGAAAAGATCAAATCAGGTTCTGGTGTTTACAAAGCACAAGGAATCGATGGCTGCATCTGGAGTGACGAGATGTTTGAGCCGTTTGTCGTGGACGAGTGCGTTTGCGATTCATTGCTGTAATGGAATGGAGGAAGTAGAGCAATGTCAAGATATTATCAGTACAAAAACGGGGAGGAAGTGTTTGTTCGGCCTGATTTGGAGCGCGGTGTTCAGTATTATATGCGTTCCGGTTACCGAGCAAATGATGTCAGTGCCACCCTTACTTATTCTCAGGCGCAGCGGCTTGGCACTGTGGTTCATATTGCCGGCAAGCGCAATGGCCGCTATTACATCGACGAAGATTATGGCTGCGATCGGTGGACGGACGAGATGTTTGCAGCGCCCAACGAATGTATCTGCACGCCGCTGCTATGAGGTGAATTATGGAAGGTGAATACCTGTATAAAATTGGCGACCTCGTAAAAGTTCGCGACGATATCAATCATAGCAAGAAATATTATATGCGCTCCGGTCCCAGAGCTGGATGCGAACCCGGGACTGTATATCATATCGAAAAATATAAGGGGTCAGTCCATAAAATCATTTCTTATGAGCGGGGTTGTTACAAAATCGATAATGACATTGATCATCTGTATTGGTCTGATGAAATGTTTGAGCCGATGTCTGTAAACGAATGTATTTGTGACTCTTTATTGTGAGGTGATTGAATGGATTTTAAATACAAGCCGGGCGATCAGGTTCAAGTACAAGCAAATGCTTTTTATAAGGACGACAGATATCATATGTTATCTGGTCCCCTTACAGATAGGCTGGCGGAAAACACTGTTACAATCAGCGAAAGAACGATTGATATAAGAAATAGTCTTTTGGGCAAAATCGTTACGATAGAAGGATATGCCCTTAGCAGATACGTCATCAAAGAATGTAGAGGTACCGTCCTGTGGACTGACGATATGTTTGTTGAAGAAGATAGTAGCGAATGCTGCTGCGAATCTTTATTGTGAGGTGAATGTGATGAAACCTTTATTGTACAAGCCGGGTGATCTGGTAACGATTCGTTCAGATTTGACCGCAGACCGCGATTACCCTGTCTGGTATGGGCCGTCAGCAGGCAAACGAGACCTTTTCTGTAACGACGATATGGTCAACTATAGCGGAAAGACCTATGAAGTCGAGGATTACGCCGATGATGATGATTTTTATAGACTACAGGGAATCCCTTATTGGTGGACTGAGTCTATGTTTGAAGACCAGACCGAATGTATTTGTGACAGTTTACTGTAATCAAAAAGGAGAATGAAAACAATGGCAAACTTCAAAGAATTCCGCGCTCTGATTCAGAAGCATTTCAATGAGATGGTGAAGGATGACGCACCTCTGTTTATTACCAATGCAGATGAGGATAAGCTATATGACCTCTATCTGGACAGCTTCCCGGCTGGCACGAACTCCATCTTCCGTAAGCGTCGTGAGTATGATTGCTCCTGCTGCCGTCGTTTCGTAAAGAACATTGGTAAGCTGGTTTCCTTTATGGATGGTCAGATGGTTACCGTCTGGGATTTCGATACCAAGTCCGATGTTTATCAGCCGGTTGTGGATGCGCTGGCTGCCTATGTGAAAACCTGCGCTGTTGTGAATCCGTATTACGTCAGCCGCAATATGATCTCTGATGGCAAGTTCGGCACGGAGATGAACTATGAGTATGATGCTGATCATAAGGCACTTCACACCTGGGATCATTTCGCTGTTGAGATTCCTCAGCGATTCATTGTGCGTCCAGATGACGTACCTACCAAGATGGCTCAGTGGCGTGATTCTGCCAATGTCTTTAAGCGCTCTCTGGAAGAGCTGACCATGGATGCCGTGGACACTGTGCTTGAGCTGATTGCTCAAAATAGTCTGTATCGCGGTAAGGAGTTTGAATCTCTGGTTCGTGGTTTCAAAATCGATAAGCGAGTGTATGATCGTCTGCCTGATGAAAAGAAGTCCGCTTATGTTTGGATGGCTCCCGGCGGAGCTTCGATGAACCGGCTTCGCATCCGCAATACGGCAATCGGTACTCTGCTGGTGAACCTGAGCGAGGGTATGGACGTGGATGCTGCTGTGTCTGCGTTTGAGGCCATTGTTGCTCCCGCCAACTATAAGCGTCCTAAGGCGATTTTTACCAAGAAGATGCTGGAAGACGCACAGAAAACCGTCGCTGAGTTGGGTTATATGAACAGTCTGGGTCGCCGGTTTGCTACTCTGGACGACATCACTGCAAACAACATCTTGTTCTGCAACCGTGATGCTGCTCCTCGGGTGATGGGCGCTGTGAATCCGTTTGAGGCAATGGTAAAGTCTCTGGGTGCCGACCCTAAGAAGTTCAGCCGCGCGGAAGAAATCGGCATCGAAAAGTTCGTCAAAGAAGTTCTGCCTACTGCGGCAGGTCTGGAACTGTTCATGGAAAATCGCTTCTCGAAGAACATGGTATCTCTGATTGCGCCGCAGGATAAGAGCGCGCCAAGCATGTTCAAGTGGTCCAATGGTTTCAGCTGGGCGTATACCGGCAATATGGCAGACAGCGATATCCGCGAAAACGTTAAGGCTGCTGGCGGTAAGGTGGATGGCGTGCTGCGTTTCTCGATTCAGTGGAACGATATGCCTGGTGAATGGGATGAAAACGATGAGGACGCTCATTGTATTGAACCCAATAAGAATCACATCTATTTCAGAAACAAGTGGCACCCTCGTACTGATGGCCGCCTGGATGTGGATATCACTCATCCTTCGCGGGATAAGGCTGCTGTTGAGAACATTACCTGGCCTGACATTAAGAAAATGAAGGAAGGCGAGTACAGTTTCTATGTGAACTGCTTCACTAGTCGTGGCGGTAAAACTGGTTTCCGTGCTGAGATCGAGTTTGATGGCAACATCTACTCGTTTAACTACGATAAGCCGCTGCATGGTGGTCAGAATGTCGCCGTGGCAAAAGTCACACTGAAGGACGGTAAGTTCTCCATCAAGGAGCTGCTGCCCAGTTCTACCAGTACCCGCGAGATCTGGGGTGTGAATTCCAATCAGTTTGTACCTGTGTCTGTGGCGATGTATTCTCCGAACTACTGGGATGAGCAGACTGGCAACGGCAATCGCCACTATTTCTTCATGCTCAAAGACTGCGTCAACCCTGAAAAGCCCAACGGATTCTACAACGAATTCCTGAAGGCAGACCTGCTGCAGCATAAGCGTGTGTTTGAGGCGCTGGGTTCTCAAATGGCAGTTCAGTCCGTGGATGACCAGCTGTCCGGTGTTGGCTTCTCTGAGACCCAGCACAACAGTTTTATCGTTAAGGTACAGGGTGCAACTGAGCGAGTTCTGAAAGTGGTGATTTGATGGCAACTTATCCTACAGAATATAGGTATAAAATCGGCGACAAGGTTCTTGTAAAAAATGATCTGCACGAAGCTCTCACGTATAGTGATAGTTACAAGATGCGATCTGGACCGCGTGCTGGTGGCTGGGCCTCGTGCACCAAACGACACCTCTCTTTTGCAGGAGCTATTGTGACGATTAAATCGTATAAAAATGGTGGATATCATATCGCGGAAGCTCCTGATGGTGATTTCTGGACAGACGATATGTTCGTTGGTCTGGTAAACGAAAATGAATGTTACTGCGAATCTCTACTGTGAGGTTTGTTATGGATTATGTAATTCCACTTCGATTTAAGCAAGGCGATCATGTTGTGGTTCGTCCGGATTTGGATATCAATACGGTCTATCAAACATTTGGAGGTAAGAATGCCGGTTATCGTGCAACTCCAACGTTAAATATGGTTCGCCTTGCTGGGTCGGAATTTGAGATTAAAGAATACTCTAGGTCTCAAAAAACTGTAAAACTAAAATGCTGTGGTTCTTATTGGACAGAACAAATGCTGATTCCCAAAAGTTTTGTAGAACAGGAATGCGTTTGTGAATCACTATTATAAATCTGAAAGGGGAAATTATCATGGAAAAGAATCTGTTTGAAATCGCAACCCGTAATCGCTATCGCTTTAACTACAAGGGTGTTATGACCGTAGAGGATCTGTGGAGTCTGCGGGTCGAGGATCTGGATGCCATCTTCAAGATGCTGAACCGTCAGAAGAAGACCGCCGACGAGGATTCTCTGTTGGCCACTAAGAGCGCCGAGGATCAGGATCTGGCCAATAAGATCGATATCGTCAGGTATATCGTGTCTGTCAAGTTGGCTGAGGCAGCGGAGCGTGTGTCTGCCGCCGAGAAGAAGGCACAGCGTGATAAGATCATGGAGATTGTGGCAAAGAAAAAGGATAAGGCGCTGGAAGACATGGGCATCGAGGACCTGATGAAGAAGCTGGAAGAGCTGAACTGAGAAGGGAAGTATCAAACATGAAAGTTGTTGAAAGCGCAAGCAATCTGTTCCTGTATGGCGACGATATGAAGGCGTATGACAAGATCCCGGCGGGTACCTATGATATCCACTGTTCTGAGATGACCGGTTTCTATCTGTCCCGCCGCCCCGATATGGTCATCAACGAAAAGGTGTATGGTGTCCAGAGCAGCAAGGTTGCCAAAGTGCTAAATTCGTTCAAAGTGTTCAACCGCAATCTGGGTGTCATCCTCAGCGGCAACAAAGGCATCGGCAAATCTCTGACCGCTAAGATGATTGCAATCGAGGCCGTCAAGCAGGGCTATCCTGTCATTCTGGCTAACCGCTATATCGGCGGTATCGCCAATTTCATCGAATCCATCGATCAGGAAGTTATGATCCTGTTTGACGAGTTTGATAAGACATTCAAGGCCAGGGACAATGAAAGTCCGCAGGATACGATGCTGAGTCTGTTCGATGGCACCAGCGCGGGCAAAAAGCTGTTCGTTGTCACCTGTAACCAGCTCAATGGCCTGAACGATTATCTGGTCAACCGTCCCGGCCGCTTCCACTATCACTTCCGCTTCGATTACCCGGGCGCTGACGAGGTCGAAACCTATCTCAAGGATAAGCTCGAAGAGAAGTATTACGATCAGATCCCCGCCGTGGTCGATTTTTCTGGCAAGATCGATCTGAACTACGACTGCCTGCGGTCTATCGCCTTTGAACTGAATCTGGGCACTCCATTCGCAGAGGCCATCAAAGATCTGAATATCATCAATATGAACGAGACCAGCTACAAGCTCACTGTTATCTTCAAGGATGGTTACCGTGCGTCCAGCACCAAGCGTTTTGATATGTTCAATGGTGCACAGCGTATCTGTTTTGATGTCAAGCTGAAAGATGGCTACTGGCCTGATTGCTACATCAACACCGAGGATATCCAGTATAATCCCTCCAACGGTGAGCAGTTCATTGATGGAAAGAAGGTTGATGTGATCAATCCGTATTCCAAGAGTGATGACGATGAAAAGGATCGTTATGAAGCTTTTGAAAAGGACAACGGTGTGGTCAAAGTCATCATCTCTCGTACTCGTGAAAGAGACATTCACTACATGGTCTAAGGAGGATCAATATGGTCAAAGCAAATCATTATAAGATCGATTCTTTCCCTGACGGCACTCCGCTGATCAAGAAGGATCTGACCATCAATTATCTCAATGTAATCAGCATCGTCTGGACGTTTGAATCCATGGCCGAGCTGCCCACGGTCATTATGATCGCAAAGGACGCAAAGGATAATGGGGCAGAGGTCGAGCTGTTCATGCCGTATATCCCGAATGCCCGCATGGATCGCGCCTATCACGACGAGGACGTATTCACCCTCAAGTGGTTCGCTGACGAGATCAATCGGTGTGAATTCAGCCGCGTTGTTGTGTTTGATCCTCATAGTGATGTGGCTCCGGCGCTAATTGATCGGTGCGAAGTACATACTCCGATTCGTGAAATCTGTCAGGCAATTGAGGAGAGCAAGCCGAATGTGATCTATTTCCCGGATGCCGGTGCAATGAAACGTTATGAGGAAACCGTTCACTGGGCACTGGATCGAGCAAAGTGCAGCGCTTATATCATCCATGGCGATAAAAAGCGGGACTGGGCGACCGGTAAGATTCTTGGCTTGGATGTCACAGGATATCCTCCAAAGGGAGGCAAAGTTCTGATGATCGATGATATCTGCTCTTACGGCGGCACGATGTTCTATTCGGCTAAGAAGCTGAAGGAGCTGGGGGCAGGCGATATCGATATGTATGTCAGCCATTGTGAGAACAGTATTCTGGATAAGGAACGTGGCCATCTGTTTGACGACCCGGAGCTGATTCACAAAGTGTATACCACAGACAGTATCTTTACCGGCCATCACGACAAGATCACTGTTTTTGAACACAAGTGGGACGAGGACTGATATGGAAATTTGGGCATTAGATATCCATTTTAATACGGATGGAGATTTTGGTTGGCGGCTTGCTCCGGTTGCAATGACCTATAATGCCAACAATCAATTTTACAGGCTGAGTGTAGTTCGAGAAGTTAAAAACGATGTCGAAAAACGTCAAGTGATTGCCGAATTTAATTGGATTTTAGAACAGTTGATTGCAAATCTTCATACCAACAAAGATTACGTTTCTGACTACGTTGAAGAAATGCTAAATGACTCTCTTGATGAAGAGTGGAAAGAAGATTTCTATCATGAACTGTCTGGCAACTATGATGGTTCTTACGTCCAGTTCCGTATTTATACATCAAAAGATAAAATGTCTTTCAAGGTTAACTGCACAAGAGGAGAGTACGAAAAAATTCAAGAAAAATACGGCGATTTCTTTGGCATCACTTCAAATAAAATCGTAGAAAAACTTCTGGAGGAGGATTTGAAATGAAGTATGCAAAAGGTGAAATCCTTAGTGCATATCAGCGCTTAACGAAAAGTATCAAATATGGAGATGCATACTGGTCTGAAAAAGCAATGATAAGCGATGTTCTGAGTGATTACTTTAATCGAATCGAGAGCAAGAAGGTCGTAATCGATCCAAAGTATGGAAGCTACAGATGTCCAAAGTGTAATACAACGTTAATTGGTCAATATGATCACTACTGCGGACAATGTGGTCAAAAATTGGACTGGAGGATTTAACTGTGTTTTGGATTGACACAGACAAAGCACTTCCTGCTATGAATAGCCAGATTGTGATGTTCAAGGTGAATCTGGCAGGGAAGTATATCGCAAAAGGCCATTATGACCACAACAAACAGTGCTGGTACACAGAAAGTGGACAATATATCAGTGCTGACGATGTTTATGCTTGGAAGTGCAGTGAGTCTGTAATTTCAAAAATCGTGGATGTTTTTCTTCCAAAGTTGCCAATTTAAAGAGGAATGGATATGAACAGATATGAGCTTTCTGCTTATGCGATTGCAGTGTCAAACTTTTTGAAAGATAATGCTTCTGCTGGTGATGAGCGATTTCCAATTACGGTTAATGAATGGGGGCTTGCAACACAATTGGATAAGCTGGCAAAAGAACTGTGTGTCCCTGATAAAAACTAAGATTTAGGAGGTTTTCATTATGACGAAAGTTGCCGAGAACTACACTAAAAAGGAAATCTGGGATGCAATTCATACACTTTCTGACATCCGGGCTGGGTACAATCTCTTCGATCCGAATGATGTAGAAAAGTATGAAGCGTGCTCTATGGGCATTCTAGCCATGAGAGAGGTTGCCGAAGCTAATAAGAGCTAAGATTTAAGGAGAATTTGAAATGATCAATATTAACCCGATGCTACTGTGTGACTTCTACAAGACGACTCACAGTAAGCAGTTTCCGGCCGGCACTACCAAGCTGGTCAGTTATTTTACTCCGCGTATGAGTCGGTTGGATGGCGTGGATGAAGTTGTCGTGTTTGGCGTTCAGGCATTTTGCAAGGATTATCTGGTGCAGTATTTCAATGACAACTTCTTCGACGAACCAAAAGGAATGGTCGTTCCTCAGTACAAGCGATATCTGGATGCGACCATTGGTAAGGATGCTTACGATCTGAGCAAGATTGCAGCTCTGCATGATCTGGGTTATCTGCCTGTCGAGATCAAGGCGCTGCCAGAAGGCACTCGTTGCCCCATCCATGTGCCGTTCCTTGAGATGAGCAATACGCATCCTGATTTCGCATGGGTTCCGCAGTTCCTCGAATCTTTTATGAGTTCTGAATTGTGGCATCCGATGATTTCTGCAACGGTCGGTACGCTGTATCGCGATATCGTGGACAAGTATTACGATGAAACCGTGGAGGATGGCGTGCCGCATGCTCGTGCTCTGGGTGATTTCAGTTTCCGTGGTCAGGAGTGTATGCAGTCGGCAGTTAAGTCAAGCGCCGGTTGGTGTCTGAGTTTTCTGAATACGGCTACTGTCCCTGCGATTCCGTATCTGGAAGAAATGTATCGCTGCAATTGTGAAGAAGAGCCCGTTGCGTTTGGCGCTGTTAGCACCGAGCATAGTGTGATGTGTTCTAACTTCGCAGTCGATGGCGATGAGATCACTTTCATCCGCCGGGCGCTGACTGAGCTGTATCCCAATATGAGTTTCAGCATGGTATCTGACTCTTATGACTACTGGAATCTGGTCGATAATATTCTGCCGCAGCTCAAAGACGAGATCGTGGCACACAATGGCACGCTGCTGATCCGTGGCGACTCTGGTGATCCGGTCGAAATCGTCACGCAGACGGTCTATCATCTGTGGGACATCTTCGGCGGCACAGTCAACAGTAAGGGCTATAAGGTGCTCGATCCCCATGTGAAGGCTCTGTATGGTGATTCCATTACGGTGCAGCGGTGCGAAAAGATTTATGCAGAACTCAAAGCACACGGTTTCGCCTGCAACAATGTCAGCCTTGGTGTTGGCTCTTTCTCTATGCAGTGCATCGAGCAGAATGGTCAGTTGAAACCGTTCACCCGCGATACGTTCGGTATGGCAGTCAAGGCAACTTATGGTGTGGTCAATGGTAAGGAGATTCAGATCTTCAAGGACCCCAAGACCGATACCGATCACTTCAAGAAGAGTCTGAAGGGTATGTGCTATGTCACTAAGGATGATTCTGGAAAGTTGGTTTGCACAGATGGCCTGATGGATCACGCCGCTCATTCGGATGGTAATCTGCTGCAAACCGTATTCCGTAATAGCGCGATGATCAAGGAATACAGTTTGAAGGAAGTTCGCGATCGCCTGTGGGAAGGGAATTTCTAATGGAAGAGATCAAAGAGATAAACCACCAAGAAGCGGATGCAATTATTTGTAACCCGTTAAAAGCTGATCCGGGGTTGTTCCTTCACAAAGATGGGAATTTCTATGTTGGAATTGACAACATGACTCATGATGCTTGGGTTGAAGATTTTGTAACTCGAAAAGAATGCGAGGACTGGTTGATGAGAAAAAATTCTGATGAATGATTTTGGGGGGGTTATGACATGGCTGTTGTAATTAAAGAGGGTAACGTATTTGATTCCGATGCCGACATTATCTGTCATCAGGTGAATTGCCGAAGCGTTATGGGGTCAGGTGTTGCCAAAGAAGTTCGCGAGCGTTATCCAGAAGTGTATTACGCATATTTGGATAGATGCTATAACGCAATTACGAACCACAACCATACTCTCTTGGGTACGGCTCAATTCGTGAAGGTGTCTGATGATCGTTGTATCGTTAATTGTTTTGCACAAGACAATTATGGATACGATGGAAAACAATATACCGATATTGCCGCATTACAACACGCTTTATCTACCGTTGCAACAAAAGCAAGAAGAAAGGGTCTCAAAGTTGCAATGCCATATAAGATTGGCTGTTGTCGTGGTGGGGCTGATTGGGAGACAGTTAAGAAAATCATTGACACTACATTTCAGGGTGTCGATGTAGAACTGTGGAGATTGGAGGGTAAATAATATGCTCAAGTATGAATTTGACGCAGCAAAAACCAAGGATGAAATCGTCGAATGGATTCGGAACTATTTCCGCAAGAATGGCCCTGATTGCAACGCTGTGATCGGTATCTCTGGTGGCAAGGATTCCAGTATCGTCGCTGCTCTGTGCTGTGAAGCGCTGGGCAATGGCCGTGTGATCGGAGTTCTGATGCCCCAGGGTGCTCAGAGCGATATCGATGTGGCGCGAGAGCTGGTTAAGCATCTTGGCATCAAGTCGTTCGAGATCAATATTGCGGAAACTGTGAATGCGCTGCTGGCCAATGGACGGGCAGCTGGTCTGTGCGATTCCAAGCAGGCTCGTGTAAATCTGCCGGCACGAATCCGTATGGCGACCCTGTTCATGGTGTCTCAGAGTATGAATGGGCGAGTGGCTAATACGTGTAACTATTCAGAGGACTATGTCGGCTGGGCTACGCTATTTGGTGATGGCGCTGGTCAGTTCAGTCCTCTCGGTAAGCTGACCGTCACCGAAGTTAAGGCAATCGGTCGTGAACTTGGTCTTCCTGAAAAGTTCATCGAGAAAGCACCTGCTGATGGTCTGACTGGCAAAACCGATGAGGACAATTTCGGCTTTACCTATGACTTCCTCGACAAGTACATTCGCACTGGTGATTTCGGCGGTGACACTGCAACTGCAGCCAAGATCGATCGGATGCACGATGCAAATGCATTCAAACTGTTGCCGATGCCTGTGTATAAATCTAATTTTTACGAGGTTGAGTGGTAAGGGAGAGTTCTTATGGGAAAAGAAAAAGTCGATGTCTTGATTGTTGTTGATATGCAGAACGATTTTGTCACCGGTTCGCTGGGTACTCCTGAAGCGCAGGCCATTGTGCCAAAGGTCGTGGAGAAGATCAAAGGATGGAAAGGGGAAGTTCTGTATACGCAGGATACGCATTTTGACAACTATCTCGAAACTCAGGAAGGTAAGCATCTCCCTGTGAAACATTGTATTGAACACACGAGAGGCTGGTTGTTTGTTGACGAGATTGAATATGATCTTTTGCCAGAAATGAAAGATCCGCAAGCAAAAATTTACGAAAAGAGAACTTTCGGTTCGAAATTACTGATGGAAGAGCTATGTGACGCTCATTTTTCTACGATTGGAGAAATGGCGGATTTTGAGATCAATTCCATCACTCTGATTGGTCTTTGCACGGATATCTGCGTCATCTCTAATGCGCTTCTGCTTAAGGCAGCTCTGCCTGAGGTCCCTATCATTGTGGATGCAAGCTGCTGTGCCGGTGTTACTCCTGAATCCCACAAGAACGCACTGGCTGCCATGAAGATGTGCCAGATCGAGATCGTGAACGAGGAGGAGTAAATCATGGAAGAGATTATTATTTTCGGCTAACGTCCGGATGCCAGGTGATTGGCGGTACTGGGGCAGACATAACCGCCGCCAAAACAATTTAGTTGGAGGTGTGCAATATGTTTTTACTTATCAATATTTATGAGAGCCAAACAACTTCGGCTTATGTCGCCAACGTGGATCAGTTTGAAAGTTTCGATGCAGCACAAAAGGAAATGCAGAAATGCGTTCAACGCGCGTATTGGAATTACTATAAAACATGGAAAGATGACAACGAAGACGAGGATCGTGAACCGCACGTAGATAAAGACAACACAACAATGTTTGTTGTTGGTTATGACTATAAGGATATTTGGCAGATTTATCATTTATAAAAGAGGTGTAATTATGGCCAGTAAAGGTCGACATTGCTGAATTGAAAGGAGAATGGGTATGAACGAAGAAATCGAAAAGAAGCAGACTGAACTTAAAAATGAGATCTATGAAGATCTGAAGAAATATCTGACATGGGATGATTATATCAAACTCACCCAATGGCTGAACGAACATAATTTTTGGGTAGCTCCTGCATCTGCAAAATATCATGGCGCTCATCCATGTGGTTTAGCCGAGCATAGCATTGCTGTTGTGAAAGCTCTTGTTTCACTGACGGATAAGTTAGGACTAAAATGGGAAAATCCGCGCTCTCCATATTTAGTTGGATTACTACATGATGTTTGTAAGACAGATCAATATCTTTATATCCCGTATACAGGAACGTATGAGTATCTAAACGATTCTATTTTCAGTCATCACGGCGAAAAGTCTATCTGCATGTTGGCGAGTATCATCACATTGACCGAGGAAGAAGTCGCGTGCATCCGCTGGCACATGGGCGCGTATGAAACCGACACGAACGAGTGGAAGTATTACAACAATGCCATCGGGCAGTATCAGAACGTACTATGGACACATACCGCTGATATGATGGCCAGTCATATTGCTGGTGTATAAGGAGGAATTACAATGTCGCCCTGTTTGATGTGCGCTGAAAAGAATTGTCATAACTGTCCATGTGCGATCTGTGAGGTCGTCAATGGCAAGCTGCAGGATAATCTTGTAATGCAGACAGCAATGAAGAATAAGGCGGACTGCAAGGGATTTATGGTGCGTCTTTCTGTAGAACTTGAACAGATCGGTCAGGTGAAATCCAGGAGCTGGACAGATAAAAACAACTGGCGCGGATTCCCTGCAGGCTGGTTCAAGCATGATGATCTGGTTTCGTGGTTGCTCTGTCATTGTTAAAAGGAGATGGCAAGATGGGATACACAGTATATATTACAGCAAATCGCTATTACGAAGTACATATCAAGGATGCAAAAGATACAGACGATGCAATGCAGCAGGCTCTGGCAAAGTATGATAATGGAGAGCTCGAAAGCTATGAGGACGAGTTTGAATCGGCGTTCGCGGAATCGGAGGATGATTGATTGGCAAGCAAGTGGCAAACCTGTCGGTTATCAGAAACTCAGGATCGTCGGGTGAAGTTGACCAAGGCCAAAAAGGAAGAAATCGCCCGTAAGTTTGAAACCGGCGAATACTCACTCCGGGGTCTGGCGCGGGAGTATAACGTCTCGCACAAAACGATTTCGCTCATTGTCGATCAGCGGGCAAAACGAAAGAACGATGAATACAACAGAACACACTGGATGTATTATCGCCCGGATGCAGAAACAATGCGGGAAGCGCATCGAAGGTCAAAAGAATATAAAAAGCGACTGTACGAAAGAGGAGAGTTGAAATAATGGGACAGCGGTTGGTTATTACGGTCCATGCGTTTGATGAGGATATCGCCACGATCTATTATCACTGGTCTGCATATACAACCAGCGCACTGGACGAAGCTCAGAAAATCCTTAAAAATGTCAAATGGGAAGATACCACGTCAAAGGACGAATTGATCCTGCGTATCGTTCGCTTCATGGAGTCCAATGGAGGCTGTATCGATTTTGAGGACAAGCCGGAGTTCAATAAGCGTTTCCCTAATGTTGAGTTTAAGGACGATGGTTCCCGCAACGATGGTCTTGTTGCAATTTCTGAGCAGGTAATGGACAAGCAAAAATGCTGGTCTGAGGGCGATTTGATCATTGATTTTGATAACGAAATGATTTGTAACTCGGTTTTCTGGTGGTATGATTCGGACGAATCTCTGCGGGATGAACTTGGCGAGGATTGCGATATTGATTTTGACACTATTCCGGAGCTCAAGGTCGATCCTGGCGAATTCTCGTTCGATGATCTTACATATATGATCGAGACGTTTACAGATGGCTATAGTTATCATCGCTATCATGGGGAAATCTGGGAAAGTATTGATGGATGAGTGAGGTGATAAAAAATGACACGAGAAGAATTACAAAACGTTATCGACAGCGAACCGTATAATTTTCTGCGCACCAATCCGAATTTGGGCAAGCAAGTGATGTTTTTGACCATTGGCGGCAGCCACGCCTATGGAACGAATGTGGAAGGGTCAGACGTTGATATCCGGGGTGTCGCACTTAACACAGAACATGAGCTGCTTGGTATGGACACATTCGATCACTGGGTCGATGAAACTACTGATACAACGGTATTTAGCTTCAATAAAGCAGTCAAGCTAATGTGTAGCGGAAATCCGAACATGCTGGAGCAGCTTGGGAATGCTGACGATCTTGTCATCAGCTATCATCCAGCCACAAAGCTTTTGATGGATAATAAGAAGTTGTTCCTGTCCAGACAGGTCGTGTATTCGTTTGGTGGCTTTGCAGATAAATTGTTCAAGAAAGCAGTCACTTTGGGCGAATGGTGTAATCAACACCCAGAAGATCAGATCACAAAGAAGCGAATGAACAAAACCATTATGAATATGATTCGTCTTTACCTTATGGTCTTTGATATTCTGGAAAAGGGTGAGATCATTACGAATCGGGCGGAAAACCACGACCTGTTGATGATGGCTCGAAACGGCGAATTCCAGGCTACAAACGGTTATATCAAGCACGATGTAAAAGATTTCCACAAAGAATATGAAAAGCGCCTGCAGTACGACAAGGCGAACACTGCTTTGCCGGACACCATCGATAGAAACCGTGTCAACGAGTTAGTTGTGACTATCAATCGAATGGCGCTAGAAGTGGTTTGATGTCCGATTTATAGGACTGGTTTTGCAGTATTATAATAGGGAAGGAGTATACCCTCCACGGATGAGGGGATGAAAAATTGAATATGTTAAAGCTGTCAGTGTCGAACGCAAACAGCAAGATGGGGAGTATCAAGTCGATCTCGATGCCCCGTATCAAAACCTGTGCTCCAGGCGTTCCGTGCGCAAAAACGTGCTATGTCAGTCACTTCGACTGGCGAACCACGGTACGAAACGCATACGAAAACAACCTAAATTTATGGTTGACAGACCCTGACGGCTTTGAAGTCCAAGCGACTGCAGCCGCTTACGGGTCTTTTTATTTTAGATGGCATGTCAGTGGAGACATTATCAGCCAGGATTATCTCGCGATGATGTGTCGTGTCGCTTGTAAGCTGCCGCGCACTCATTTTTTAGCGTTTACAAAGCAGTATAAAATCGTCAACCAGTATTTGGCAGCAAAAAAGGAAATTCCCAGCAATTTACATATTTTGTTTTCAGAATGGCCGGAGTATAATATGGATAACACCTATAATTTACCAGTTGCCTATGTATCATTCAAAAACGGGATTTGTGATGCCCCAGCGGATGCAAATGAATGTGGTGGCCATTGCGAGGATTGTGCGTATACCGGTAAGAACTGCTGGGTATTGAAAAAGGGACAGTCTGTGGTACTACGAGAACATTGATCTGCAGACCCCTATTATAATAATGTAGGAAGGATGATATAAATGGCGTATGTTCTTACCAATGGACACACCTATATCACAAAAAAACCAAATGGCAAATTCACAACAACATACGATTCAAGCCTGGCTTCGCAGTATGATGCAGAAAGCAAAGCCTGGAACGTATTGAATTGTCTGCCGCGTACATATAAAGAGGCCGGGTATCTCCCAAAGAAAATCGAAGTCAAGGAAGCATCGGCACAGTTAAAAGAGCTGGCCGCTCCCGCACAGCCAGAACGAAAGCGGTTCGATCCTGTATCTTATCCCATCGAAGATTCAGAGTGGATGACTGATTTTAAAAAAAGTCTTAAAATTGTCGATAAAACTCTCAGCAGCTTAAAGCCGATGTATGCAAACCTCTATTCTGATCTGACTCGGGCAACAGATGAGATTGATGATCTGGAGCACGCCATTGAGCTTGTCAAGGCAAATGCAGTCCAGCGCTGCTTTCTGGAGAACGAACTAAAGAAGGCGCGTAAGATCCGCCGCGAGTGCAAGGATGCGATGAGTCTGATCGAAATGGTGCTGAAGTTTAATCTGGATGACTGGGGAACCGGCAGAGTGCAGTCTGAAATTGTTCGTCTGGAAACTCGGTGTTATACACCGAAAGTCCGTGATGATATTTTTGTTTGAGGAGTGATTTATTATGAGTGGAGCAGTATCGTTTGTTTTAGGTCTACTGGGGCTGGGAGCTTCTGGCGCGGTCAGTGCTGGGCAGAATATGAGCCGAAAGAAAGCTGATTATGAATTTGGAGAAGCACATGGTTATCACGGTACACCAGATGTCCTTCGGATGCGAGATCGTGTCCGCAAAGAGTGGTGGAGTATGTGTGGTGACGTATATAATGCCTGTGGTAAGCCTGCAAGTGAGTACGGAAATCCATACAAAACCCCATATTGTTATTGTAAGAAGCGTTGGTTTATTGCCCATCTGAACGAAAAAGGTATTCCGTATGATGATGTTGTCGTGAACGATGTGACAGGAGTCACTTTCTATGAGCGGCAGAACCAGCGGTCGAGGGAGTGGATGAGAAAGCTATGAAAGTTTATGACGCTTTGAAGTCAGTTTTAGCAGCTGTAGAAAAAAATCATTCAAAATTAAGATCAGAGCCTGATTCTGACGGTGTATCCCATGACAAATGGGAAGAAGAGGAGGAGGCATTAACTGACTTAGAAGAAAGTTTGGAAGAAACAATTGAACAATATGAAAGTGCAATGGAAGTGAGAAGAAGTCTACGCACGATGGTTCTAAACAATTAAAAGTTGTTATTTCGGGTTGAAATGCACCATGTTTTATGGTAAAATAACAACCGAACTGAATTTGGTTAGAAAAACAGGACATCTTTTAGTTGTTTGGAGGGCAAAATGCGGATCACATATACTGCCCAGGAAATGCACGAACATATCCGGTCATATGACATCATCGAGTTCTGGGGCAGCCGGAACGAAGAAAATGTCTGCATGATCAAAGCCAAGTCATCTTGCGTTGCATTGAGAAAAGGTAAGCGATACAGCTACATCAGTATCGAATGCCAGTTTGATCCTAGGTCAGACATCCTTTGTTGCTGCTGCAACATTACAGGTAACGTGTTCTCTTGTGAAATTGAGAGGGGGAAAAAGTCGGAGCGCCTTATTATTTCATCCGATTATGCAGAGGAGCCAATCACACTTTTTTTAAAAAATCTTTGAATTGGTATTGTAAAGTGTGAATGAGTATGGTATAATAAGGACACAAAGTAAAACAGATGGTCAGCAAGGAGGTCATAATATGTTTAAGGCTGGCTCAAGTGTCCCCAAAATCGGTGAGATTCGTCTCGGTTATGTTGCCGATATCAAGCAGGAAGGAAAAACTGTCCATAAATATTATGGCGTTCATCCTTATCTGATCGTCAGCAACAACATCTACAATAAAAACTCTGGCCAGTGTGAGGTGATTCCCTTCACCACAAAACGCTGGAACAGCCGCAACCCGGTCCATGTTGATTTTGGTGTAGGTGAAGTCGATGGCTTACCGCATGAATCTACTCTTGTGATCGAAGGCCGCGATACGTTGTTAAACTCTCAGCTGAGCGAACCAATCGGAACGTTCTCTGATAAGAATTGGCAGCGCGCAGCGAACGCCATGGTGATCCAGTGTCCGATGCTTGCGGCGGCATTCAGTACAAATCTGGTCTCTGCATCATAAAATCTACGATTCTGTTTGCAAAATCTTCTTACATAGTGTACAATGAATCTAATAGTTCATATACCGACCCACTGTGTAAGGAGATAGCAAGCGATGAAACAGAGTGCGGAATATTACAATGAAGAGCTCAAGACCAGATTTATTCTGGATAAAATGTGCGAAAAAGATTCAAACGGAGATCCAGTCAAGGATTCCGCTGGAGAATATATCATTCTTGCTAAGAGTAAGAACAGGTATAACAAGGTTCGCAGCATTTTTCATAAGCTTGCCGCGTTCGAACAGAAGTATGAGAAAGACTTTTATGAGATCGAGTCTGACAAAGACGAAGAATTTATAAATGATCTGTTCTCAAGGTGGATCTCCGAACTGAATGAAAATTACAGCATCTTTGTGTTGTCTATTTTCAAGCAGTATATTATGTGGTGCAGAGATGAGGGTTTGCTCTCAACGCAGCGGTACTATCAGCATCCGTTCTTTGATATGGAAATGTCCGGATGGAAAAAGAAAGACACCAGTTCCACCTTCCGCTCTGAGCGTGTAAAGAACCAGCTGGAAGCCATTGCAAACAAGAGTACCGATGAATTGGCTGAAAACTATGTATTTCCATCAGAAGATGATTTCTTCACCTACGTCGTTTCTGTGTTCTCGGAAGAAGGGGCGATTATGACAGGTGCAATTATGTGCCTGCTGTATTACGGATTCCCGTCTGAAGAGATCCGTCTTGTCAAAAGAAAAGACGTTGATGTAGACACCAGAACTGTATGCGGGGAATATATCGATCACGATATTGCATGGTCGATCATTTGTAAGGCCAAAAACACAACCACATATCTCAAAAACCACGCAAGGGGACAACTTGGGAAGTTAGAAATGAATCTTGGCGATGGTCCTTATCTTATTCGTACAAGCAGGGACAGTTCCAATGATAGTCCTGTGCCAATTGGATACTTTAAGGATCTGTATCGAAGAGAAAAGAAAATCGTCGAGGGGCTTCCGCCAACATCTAACTATAAAAACATCCTTGTTAAAACAAGCACCATCAAAAACCTGCGCAAATTCTATGAGATCATGTCGGAAGAGCAGGAGTATGGTATCGAATATGTCGCTGAAAAATTCAGACAGAACCAATATGATACGCCGCTCACATTCCGAAAGTATCAAATAATGCGCGAGAAAGCAAGAAAATTATAAAAATGAAGGGGCCTGACCAGCCCCTGAATTTTTCCTTTACCATTCACACTTTACACTATCATTATGTTGAATAGGAGGTGATTGAAATGAGAAAGACGATTGCAGCCATTGTTGTAACCGGCGTTTATCTGCTGACAAATCTACTCGGCGTGGAGGCAGCGGGTCCGGTCGATACATATCAGAGCTGGAGCGATGAACTAAAGTCGTATACGCAGTCGGTGTGTGACGAATACAATGTCGATTATTCATTGGCGCTCGGTGTGATCTATAACGAGAGCAGGTTCCAGAGCGGCCTGACTCATGTGAATTCAAATGGCACAGTAGATTATGGTCTGATGCAGGTCAATGAGGTCAACTTTGATTATCTCAACAAGACGCTTGGTATTCGGTCTATGTCTGAACTATTGGATGATAGAACAGGCATCAGATGTGGTGTTCAGCTGCTGGCGTATCACAAGCAGTATACCGGCAACGATTCGGCGGCACTTCTTCGCTACCAGATCGGAGCAGGGAAGTACAAACAGTACCTGAGGAAAGGTCGGTATACCAACCAGACGCATCAACAGGTGCTTACATATCAGAGCGAACTCGCTTCTTATCTGAATTCTTTACAGTAGGAAAAAGATCGGGCGGCAGAAAAACGTCTGTTTGATCTGATCAATCGGTGGAGTGAATCCACCTTTATATGCTGGAGTGGCGCAATGGTAGCGCAGGAAATTTGTAATTTTCAGGTTGCAGGTTCAAGCCCTGTCTCCAGCACCATTAGAACAGCGGGCAACCGCAGTCAAAGATTATAAATTACATAAGGAGAATGATTATGACTACTGAAACTATGACAATCCATCGTGGTCTGGCCGAGCTGAAGGTTCTGGAAAATCGAATCGTTAAGACGATTTCTGGAGCCAAGTTCTGTGCAGCAGCCAAGCAGAGCATGAAAAAGCTAAACGGTGTGCCTATCGAGGATTACAAGAAGGACGCACAGAGTTCTTTGGACTCCATTAAGGATCTGATTGCTCGTCACGATGCGATCAAGCGTGCGATCTCCAAGTCCAATGCAGAGACTCATGTGACCATTGATGGTGTTGTCTATACTGTTGCGGAGGCTATCTATATGAATCAGCATGGTATCGAGTTTAAGCGTGAGCTGCTCGCCATGATGGAGCGTCAGTATTCCAGCGCCATTGCTACAATCGAAATGACCAATGCCCGTCTGAGCGATCGCGCGGATGATTACACTAAGGGTCTTGCATCTGCTTCTGAAAAGAGCAACATGGACCCTGAGGCTATTCGAGACGCACGCGACAGTTATATTGAGCGCGAAACTATGGTTCTGATCGATGGTATTGACATCAAGAAGGCTAAGGATGAACTCGCCGCCAAGATCGATAAGTTCAAGGCCGAGGTCGACGCAGTCCTGTCTGCTTCCAATGCAATCACAGAGATCACCATCGAATACTGATCTCTCAGAAAGCACACTGTATATTCACTGTCTATCGAAAATAATAAACTGTGATCGTTCGCTTTTTGCTGGTGACAGCGCTGTTTTTGGCGAAATCAAAATAATAAAAAGCAAATCGTCACTTATAAAAGGTGGCCTGATACGCCGTCATAATGCAAGTGTTCTAATATTTTGAAGAACAATACTTGGTTTTAGGATTAGTCAAGAGGTTAAGACGCAACCCTATGAAGGTTGTTACATCGGTTCGAATCCGATATCCAAAAACATCGAGCGCTATATCGCTCAATTACGGAATGTACGGAAAGCTTAAAGTTTACGATTAAAGGTTAAAGGTTGAAAGTTCAAAGCTTAAATTCTTAGCTAAAGGTCAAAGAACAAAGCATACAGGTCAAAGGTTTATAAAATCCATGGGCAATGGTTTGTGGATCGATTACATAAGTCCCGTTGTTTACCGCATGGCTGGTAGATGGTGAGCGCCTTGGCAGGGGCGTAACAATACCTGCCGTTTATATGGTTCGGTAGCTCAGAAGGATAGAGCACTAGCCTGTCACGCTAGGGGTCGTGGGTTCAATTCCCATCCGAATCGCTTATGGTCCTATAGTTCAGTTGGTTAGAACGAGAGACTGTTAATCTCTATGTCACCTGTTCGAGTCAGGTTAGGACCTCTTTATGGTTCTGTAGCTCAGTCGGTAGAGCAGGGGACTGAAAATCCCCGTGTCGCTGGTTCGATTCCAGCCGGGACCACCATAAGGAATAGCGAGCCTTCACAGGGCTGGTCAGTGGTCGATGTAGCAAGCTTGGTCAAACTGCGTGCGCTGACGATGTAAGATCCGCATTCCGAGCGCAACTGTGCGTGAGTCTCACCAGTTCTAAAACAGTTTATATGGTCGTGTAGCAGAACAAAAGGTAGCACGGCAGGAAACTGCTTGATGTCGGTTAAACTCCGGCCACGACAAGTCCGAAAGTTCATTATGTTGTTGAAAGTGTACATCATCACATCATTCTGAAATGAGTAGGCGTTTTATATGGGTCAGTATATCCAGTGGCGAAGATAGCAGACTGTAACTCTGTAACATTTGAAACATCGTTGGTTCGACTCCAACCTGGCTCACCAAGTAAGTGATTCTTAAATTGCGCAGAACAAAGGATTAGCCTTTTAGGGGCGGTTACTATTACAATGGCAGCCCTGATTATCGGTGATGATACCAACTCGCGAGGGTGCGTAAGCCGACTTTTATATGCGATCGTAGCTCAATTGGTAGAGCACTTGACTTTTAATCAAGGGGTAGCGGGATCGTAACCCACCGGTCGCACCAGTATGAGCGCCCATAATTCAAAGGTAGAAGTCAGGTCTCTAAAACCTGTATGTGTTGTTTCGAAAACAGCTGGGCGTGCCAAACAAATTACATAACAGTATCCCTTATTTTATAGAAAGGAGCTAATCTTGTGAAACAGCAGCAAATTTATAAAGGCATCATAGGCCATCAGGGTTGGGGTGCTGATGAATTTGAACATCGATACGGACGTTGTAGTGGAGTTCGAAATAACTGGGCAAAGGCAAGACTTCGCGATAAGCGTCTTGCGAAGCACAGGACGAATCAAATCAGAAATGAACAAATTAAAGAGGAGCTCAACGATTATGGCAATGATCGATCCGCATGATGATGACTTCGGTGCCATTTGTAATTGTGCTGTTCGATACGCAGTCGGGCGCAGAACATATATGCCTGGTCTTGTGATCGATTTCATTACACCGCATCTGAGCGAGTTGACAGATAAAACGCTATGGTGCTTTCAGCGGGATCTATATCAGCGTCTGGATGAAGGGTTTGATTTTGGAGACGAATTTGATCTTCAAAACTGGATGAGCTTTCTGGAAAATGTTGATAAAGAGATCAAGAAAAGAAAAACAGAGGGCGAATAACCCTCTTTTATATGCGGCAATGGCTGAGTGGTTTAAAGCGGTGGACTTGAAATCCATTGATGGTAACACATCCGCGAGTTCGAATCTTGCTTGCCGCGCCATTATCAAAAATTAAATAGAGGTATCAAAATGAAAACGACAAAGAAAGATTGGATCTATCGTGTGATTCTTCTGATTCTGTTGGCGATTATCTGGGACATTGGCGCGGCTCTGACTTCGCCAATTTTTGTTCCACAAAAAGGCGCTGTGTTTCGGGAATTCTTCCTGTTGATCCAAAATGGAACAATGTTGAAAGCATTTCGATATTCGCTGGTTCGCATTACGGTGGCAGCCGCTTTGAGTGCCGGCATCTCCATTCCTCTTGGCTGTCTGATGAAAATCTGTCATCCGCTTCAAAAGCTGCTCTATCCAGCAATTCGAGCAATGCGATTTTTGCCAGTCACTGCCTTCTATCCACTGTTGACTATGTGGTTTGGAATCGGAGAGAAAATGAAGATTGCTTTCTTATTTGTAGCCAGCTTTGTGTTTATGCTTCCAAGTGTTCTGATCGCTATGGACGATGTCAGTGATGATGTGATCGAGGCGGCCAGCATTGATGGAGCAGGGAAGTTCAACACAGTAACACGAATCGTCTTCCCAATCGCAGCGCCTTCCATCTGTCAGTCATTCGCCACAATGTATGCCATCGGTTGGACCTATATCGCAGTGGCCGAGACAGTGAATGCGAAGTACGGTATTGGATATCTGATCTATACTTCGTCCGCTCGTGGCCGTACATCTCTGGTGTTTGTTGGTATTTTAGCTATTGTGATTTTCAGTATTCTGTTTGACTGGGTCACAAATATCTGTATCAAGAAGGCTTTCAAGTGGAAGTTTTCGTAAGGAGGACAACATGTCGCACGAAATTGAGTTATGTGGTTGTTTGACGATTCCAGACGATGCGAATTTTGATGAAATCACAGATGTGTTTTTGGGTTTTGTGGAATCACATGGTTGGGATTATGGTGGTGGGTTCTCTGAGATCCGAGATGGCCGTTATGTAAAGCCTGATGGAACTCCTGGAGCCCCAATTGTATAAATCATATAGAGGAGAAAATTATGGCAAAGAAAAGTTTATTTGAAAAACTCGGTCTTGTTGAGGGTGTAGCTGCTTCTGAGTATGATATGCCGGATACCACGAATGAGCTTCGCGTTTGTAGTGGCGTCGGAGATCATTACATCAATGGAGATTTCCCAGAAGACGAACCGGTTCAGGCCGAGATTCCTGAGGGCGACACCATCGATGTCCGGGCGGTTTACGAGACCAATGGTATGAACCCTGCCGACGCTGTTACTGTCTACAAGATCAAAGATGTGATCGATACATTCCCGTCTGAGATGCCCACCAAAACAAAACGAGCAACAGTCAAGAACCTGATGACGACGCTTGGTTATGATGCGGCCGCAATTATCTCTGATGCGAAGCAGCGCAAGGAGCTTCTGCGGGCTGTTGGTAACGACAAGATGAATGCTCTGTTTGACGAGATGAAGAGCAACGACCAGCAGATCGAATCTATGAAGGAACAGATCGAAGCTTTGACGAATCGCAACGTTGAGGCTGGTGCGGCCATCGAAAAGATCACCAATACAGTTCAGGATGAACTCAAGATGATTTCTTCTATCGAGGAATTTATCGAAGAGGATAAGACGGAGCCCGCCGAGAAGGAGGTCGCCCAGTAATGTTTTCTTTCACGATTGCTGAGTTTACTTTTCTCTGTGTTGGTTTCGCCTTTGTTGGCAGTTTAATTCTGTTTCCGTCATTCCGTCAGCAGCTCAAAGCTCTTGCCGGTGGTTTCTTGCAGGTCTTTGTGCAGGACACAGCCAAGACGCCAGATGGTGCACGCGCTATCTATGCTCAGAAGATCGATGAGATGACTGAGAAATACACAGATGCCTGCAATACCCTGCGAGACCTAACTGGTAAGCTCAAGACGATTCAGGATAACTACGCTGTCTGTCAGAAGCAGGCGAAGGGTTACGATGAACGTGCAAAGGCTGCTATGAGTCGCGGTGATGAAGAGTCCGCAACCACTTACGCTCGTCTTTTACAGGAAGAGCTCGATAAAGCCGAGAACCTATCTGCTCAGTTCCAAAAAATGAAACCAGCGGCGGAAGAGGTCAAGGCAATCAAGGAAAAGCTTGAAAATCAGTTGGCTGCTCTGAAGCGTGAAAGCAAGGATGTGGTGGCTGAATTAAAGGCGAACGAACAGGTCGCAGATGTGTATTCCAATCTGGATCGTCTGCGTGCATCTACCGGCACCGATAAAATGCTTAACGCTACCCGTGATGGCCTTCAGGAAAGTCGCGAAAAAGCAGCGGGTGCAAAAGTTTTATATCAGACCAGTCGAGAGGGAAAGCTGGATAAGGCGGATGCAAACACTGCTGATTATAAGGTGAGTTCGTATCTGGATAGTCTCAAAAAGAGCAATCCAAACGTAACAACTTACAGCATTCCTGATCTGAACACCCTCACAAAGTCTTCTGGATTGAATACTCAGTCCAAGAAATAAAATCAAAATTAAATAGGAGAGAATAACATGTCTAAGTTCAAATTGACTAAGGCTGGCCGCGCTGTTGTTGGCGTGGTTCTTGCGGTGGCTGTTGCTATTGGTGTCGTTGGCGGCATCAAGGGCGGTGTGATTAAGTTCGACAAGAAAAAGCCAACTGCGTCTGATAAGCCTGCCACGAATGTCACCACGAATGCATCAACCGGCGACGACACGATCAATCTGTCTCTGGACGAGTGGGCGGGCTGGTTGAGCTGTATCACGGCAAATGGGGGTCTTACCACTCAGCCCGGTTCTGTATTTGACCAGCTCGGCATCAAGGTGAATATCAATGTCATCAACGACGCTACTGAGTCCAGCAATGCACTGATCTCTGGTGATCTGCAGGCCGCTGGTTATACTACGAACCGTGTCGCGTTCCTGTCTCAGAAGTTTACGGATGCCGGTAAGAATATCATCATGCCGGTGTTTACTAACTACAGCTATGGCGGCGACGGTATTATCGCTTCCACTCAGTTTGCGGATGTGAATTCGTGGGTCAATGCCAAGATCGGCGTTCCTGAATTCTCTGAGGCCGAAACCCTGGTCGCTTGGTTTGTCAATAATTCCAACCTGTCCGATGCGGATAAGACGACCATTATGAATAACCTGATCATGTTTGGTACGGCAGATGATACTGCTAAGGCATACTTTGCTGGTCAGATCGATGTGGCTGCAACATGGGAGCCGTACCTGACTCAGGCCAAGACCTATACCAACAGCACCGTTGTTTTTGATACCAAGTCTTCTTCTTCTCTGGTCATGGACGGCATTGTGTTTGATGCCGATTGGGCAGCAGCTCACGAAGATACTGTCAAGAAGTTCGTCAAGGGTATTCTGATGTCTTATGATCAGCCCATCAATTACGACGCAGCTCGTGAAGTGTTCCCGATGTATTCTACTTCCAGTGATGCAGATATCGACGCTACTTACGCCAATGCAAAGATGGCCAGCTGGAAGGACAATTACAACATTCTAAACGATACTGCTCCCATGATCTATAACCAGATGTGCGATATCTGGGAGGCTCTGGGCGAAACTGTCAATCGCGGCCTTGTGGACACGATTTTTGATACCACTTATATTGACGCTCTGAAAGGTGATTTTAAGTCTACTTCCGCTGCAAATGCCACCACAAAGGTGACTGTAAGTGACGAAACCCGTGCCAATATCACCCAGCAGGTCACTGGCAATCTGGATTATGATTCCATGCTGAGCAAGACCGCTAATGTAACATTTGTCCCGGATTCTTCTGTGTTCACCGATCAGGCCAGCGCCGCCTCTGTTCTGGATGATTTCGTAAATATCGCCAAGACTCTGGATGGCACAATGATCGTTATCAACGGCAATATCAATGCGGACACTCAGACTGATTTTGGTATTCAGCTCTCTGCAAATCGTGCTCAGACTGTTGCCAACTATCTGGCTTCTCAGGGTATTGATCAGAATCGACTGATTATTACAGGCTCTGGCAATGCAAAGTATCAGGCCGATAAGGCTGCTGGTGCTCTGAAGTCAGATGCAAGCGTATACCAGTCTACTGACATCAGCTTTATGCGAATTGAGAACTGAGGTGATTCAGATTGATCTGGATTGAAATCAGTAAAGCAATTTGGATTGTGGGCGGATTGATGCTGGCTTCTTTTGCAGCTGGTTATCTCTTCCGTGGTCCAACTTCTAAGATTTAAAACTCACGGCGGTGCTCAGGTAGCACTGGGTGCCGCCTTATATAATGTGCTATAGCCAAGTCGGTCAAGGCAAGGGACTTTGACTCCCTGATCGTGTGTTCGAGTCACACTAGCACAACCAAAAAAAACAAATCGGATAGGGAGGTTCATAGATGACTACTCCAGAACAACTTGAAATTGCACTTCGGGACTTTATTTATCAATGCGGAAAAAGATACGAAAACGAATTGGGCTGCGATGATTGTATCTACTGGAATTTTTGTACCCGATTCTATACTCCGCATTGTGATTGTCCTGATGAATGGACGATTTATGACAAAGTAAGCCCACTTCCGTCTTAATTTGAAAAGGAGTTTCCAGATGGCAGTTTATATGACAGGTGATATCCATGGCAACCCAAGTCGATTTTATGATCTGAAGAGTTTCTGCAAGGTGCATTCAGACGCAGAATGGTTTATCTGCTTGGGCGATGTTGGTTTGAATTACTATGGCGAGGATCATCCGCAGGAGATGTATATCAAGAATATTGCAGATGAAATCCCTGCAAAACTGTTCTGTATTCATGGCAATCACGAGCGGCGGCCTACCGAAGCAGATGGATATAAACAGATCGATGTCACAGAGGGTGCGATTCAGGGTCCGATGATGTGGCACGCAGAACACCCTAACCAGTATTTTGCCATCGACGGTGCCGTATATACGATTTTTACATCCGACCGTGTGTTGACTGCACTTGTTTGCGGCGGTGCTTATTCGGTCGACAAGGATTATCGTCTGCGGCGCGGTTGGCATTGGTGGCCGGACGAACAGCCAAATGAACTCACGAAGGGGCTGGTACGGTTGATGGCAACGGAAAAACAGATCGATATTATGTTGACCCATACCTGTCCGCTGCGGTTCGAGCCAACTGAGCTTTTTATCTCTGGCATTGATCAGAGCACAGTAGACCAGTCAACAGAACGATTCTTTGATGAAATCTACTCCTTATTCCCGGCATACCAAGAGCCAATGTGGTACTTTGGCCACTTCCATGGAAATAAATACACAGATGATTACGTGATGCTCTTTGATGACATCATGGAACTGAAGTGAATTTATAAATAGTAAATCGAAAGGGGAGTACAGATGCTGTATGGACGAGCGTCTCCTAGTTTGATTCGATAGCATTTCGTCAAATTAGATAGGAGAAAACAATATGACTTGTAATTTTTGTGGTAAGACTCTGGACACCTGCGATGAGATCAATCTTGGTAACTTGGAACTGCCTTTCTTCTACGGAAGCAAGCATGATGGGGATAATATGAAGTTCTCTCTCTGCTCTGGCTGTTATGACAAGCTGGCAGATGAATTCATGTCCAGATGTAAACACAAGCCCCTCATTGTTCCCTTTGCCCCCAGGGTGCCGGAGTGGGAGCATAAGACTACTGAAGAATTCGATTATTGATAACTGATTACATAGGAGGTACATATGGCAAGTAAGGAAAATAACGTTTACTCTCGTTTTAGCTTTTGCGGCAAGGTCACCGTTTCCAAAAAGGTTCCGTTCGTGAAGCGCGACACCTACGACAAGGGTGAGAAGATCAGTATTAACTTTGGTATCAAAGCCGGGAACAATCTCGGTTATGTCAAGCTGGAAGGCTTTAAGAATGACGAAATCAAGACCATGGATACTGACCGAAACAATATCGAGGTCGCGTGGAGTAATCGTCTGGACGAAGATGTGATCAAGACTGTTGCCAGCACCAAAAAGTTCACAGTGAACCTGGGAGAGCGCAAGGAATTCATCACCGAGTGGGATATGATCGAGTATCTGGAGTCCGCTCTGGCCGGTTATGAGGACGATATTGTTGTCACCGGCAAATTCGTTCTGCGTCCCGGCACCGGTAAGTACAAGGATCAGGTTTATCGCGAGTATCAGATTCAGAACGTGTACATGCCTGGCGAGAAGGAAGTTCCCCATCTGACTATGAATCTGGATCTGTATTATGACAAGGACAGCATGGACACAACCACTCTGAAGGATGACGGCAAGATTATGATGCATTGCTACACCCCGATGTGGTCTAAGGCAGATGGCGCACAGAAGATGTTCCAGATCGACACCGTATTCAATACCGCTGTTTTTGATATGGATAAGCCGAAGCACAAGGTAATCTACGATTACAAGATGCGCTATCTGGAAACCAAGTCTCGCAATCCTGTTCATATGAACTGGCAGATCGCGGTCGTCAATGGCGCTGAAGAGGTTCCGTTTACTATGGACAGTCTGACCGAACAGCAGCGGGAACAGGTCGAACTCGGTATCTCTAAGATGGAAGATTTCAAGCCGCGTGGGAACATCCTCGGCGATCGGGAAAAGGAGCTGCGTCTGGTAAAGCCTATCCTGACTGGCGAGTTTGAGGAGTGCAAGACTGCAGCTGATTCTGGTTACACTGCTCGTGAGTTCGAGGATGAGATCTGGACTCCGGCGGTTGATGAAAGCGTGGACGATATGATGAAGGGCGGCTCCAAGACCAAGACAAAGGCAAAGGCTGCTCCCGCAGTTGAGAGCCCGGCAGATGACGAGGACGATATTGACACCATGTTTTGATCTTGTCGATTTACCATGGAATGAAAATTAAAAAGGAGAATACATAATGGGTTTCAAAATCAATCGTATTAAGGCAGACCTTGGCAGCTATCCTCATTATATGCTGCTCGGAATTCGCAAGATCGGCAAAACTACTTTTATTCGTGATCTGATCAAAGAGAAGTATGGTGACGCAACCAAGGGCCTACTGATTTCCTGTGGCGCTGAGAATGGTTACCACGCTCTGGATGATCTGCAGGTTGAAGAAGCGAAGGTTTTCAATCAGGATTACGACGAAGAGACGGACAGCCGTGGTTTCATTCAGATTGTTGATGATATCGTCGAGAACAATAAGGACTACGGTATTAAGCTGGTTGCAATCGATACCTTGGATTGTCTGTATGATATCGCTGCACAGGAGGCCATTCGGTTGTCTCGTAAGGAGACCGGTAAGCCGTGCAAGAGCATAAATGATGCATTTGGAGGCTACGGTCGGGGGCTTGACCGTGTGATTGCACTGATTCAGGAGCAGATCACTCGTCTGGAAGATGCCGGTATCGCCGTGTTCATCTTGTCTCACGTCAAGGAAAAGACTCGTACTGACATGGTCACTGGTGAAGAATATCAGGTTTGGACCAACAACCTGATGGATAAGGTGTATGGTGCTATTGCCGATACCGCCCAGATGGTTATGATGGCGGTCTTTGATCGTGAAATCAAGGATAAGAAAGTCACTGGAGAAAATCGTGTCCTGTATCTGCGTGCTACTGCAAGTCTGGATGCTGGTTCCCGTTTCCATGGTCTGCCTGAAAAGGTTCCTTTTACCCCAAAGGCTTTCATCGAAGCGTTTGAAGAGGGCGTTAAGAACTCTGCCACTATGAAGCCGATGACTGACGCTGATATGGCTGACCGTCAGAAGGAAGAGGCCGCACAGCAGGAAAAGACGGCAGAAATCGCTCGTCGTAAGGATGCAGAAAATCGTGCTGCAGCTCAGGCTGAAGAGGACGAGCCTCACCGTGCCGAGTGGATCAGCGCTATCCAGGATCGTTTTGGTAACGCTTCTGCCGATGTTAAGGCCCAGATCAAGGCAATCCGCGATGAAATCGGTCTTAAGTTCTCTGATCCGGAATTTCCTATTGACGCATTGAAACGCGTTTATTCTTTGGTATAATCATTCACACTTTATATGGTCATTCCGAAGTAAATACGCAGGGCGGGATGGTGGGTATGTTGAGGTAGGAAATATGGCAAAGGAACCTACAGTTAAATGTATGGCTACCGGGGTGCAAGGCCCCAGAAGTCAATTTTATAAAGCGCCAAACAATCGCTACTTTCAATCGGAAGCGGTTTATCAGGCGTGGTTGGCCGGGCGGCGCAGGGAAAAGGCGAAAAAGAATAAGCCCGCTCCTCAAAAGAAGCCAGGCCGCACGATGGAATCTTATAAGAAGCTGTGCAGTACGATCGCGGATTTTATTGGATACGACCCAGAAAATGGTCAGCCAATGCCTACGATCGTATTTCGCCGGCTGAAGGAACTGGATTTCTACTCGGATGAAATCATTCAGCAAACCATGGATGAAAACGAAAAGCCGATTCGGTGGGCAATGCAGAATAAGAAGTTCGAGGATGACGCAGGGAAGTGCAGTTATCTGATGGCGATCATTCGCAACAATATCGGCGCTGTTTACCGGCGTGAAAAAGATAAGGCAGAAAAGATTGTCAAAAATAATGCAGAACCAAATCTTGATACAATGATCGACCTGTCAATGATCGGTACTGCACACAAAGGAAAAGATGTTAGCAGCTTGCTAGGAGGTGACGATTTATGGATTTAACCAAGGCGATTGAAAAGATCGAAGCAAATCGTGTACAGGCCGAAGCAAGCTTTGTTTTTTGTCTGTGGAAAGACCCCCAGCGATACGACGACTACAAAAACATCAACGAAGGAACAGACAAAACCTTGATCTGTGAAGAACAGGTTTTCTATTTCATGGTCGGTCGTGGCATTCGTCGGCAGGGTTTTTCCAATATCGACAATATCACCCTTGATACATATCTGGCTGATAAACCAACACTCCGTCGGCATTATGAAGAGCTGAACGGCTGGCGTGCTTGTAAGGCGATGATGGATCTGGTCGATCCGGAAAATACGGACAGCTATTACAACCAAATCGCCAAAATGAATACGCTCAAGATCTTGGCCACCAAGTATGATGATTTACTCAGTCACCCGGAGCGCTTTGATGATGCCACGAACGAAGATGTGTATAACACTTTCGAGCTGCTTAATAACAGTGTGGCGCTGACAACCGGCAACGATTCAAAGATCGAAAATCTTGTTGTTGATGAAAGATACATCCAGCAGTGCAATGCCGGCATGGATCAGGGAATCAGCTATGCAGCTGGAGCACCTCTATTGAATTATCTGACGCTTGGCGCTCCTGTTGGGGATATGTATTTGTTTGCTGGTCACAGCGGCACAGGAAAATCAAGTTTTATCTTTGAAAATATGGTTCTCCCGTTTGCAGAAGGTGGTACAGGCGTTGCGATTATTTCAAACGAGATGCAGAGCAAGGCATATAAAAATATGTTACTGGTTCACATTCTCACGAAAGAATTGGACTACTGGAAAATCACCCGTAAAAAGCTCAGTCTTGGCCATTTTAATGAAGAGGAATTGGAGATGCTTCGTAAGGCAGCAGCCATTACAAAAGAAAAGTATTCCAATATTCGCTTTGTAAAAATGTTCGAAAATGACACTTCTAAAGTGCTTCAGTACATCAAGCGTCTTGCAAGATCCGGCACAAAGGCAATCATCTACGACACCATGAAATCGGATGACGGTATTGACGATAAGATGTGGCAGGCATTGTTGATGAACAGCCGTCGCATTTTTAATACCGTTTCAAAAGAACAGGTCGCTATGATCTGCACTTTCCAGTTGGCATTACATACTACGAATCAGCGTTGGCTTGACGCAACTTGTCTGTCAAACTCAAAACAGATAAAAGAAGTGGTGGCTCAAGCTGTATTTGCCAGGGCATGTTGGCAGGACGAATATACCGGTGAGAAATTTGATTGCAATCCCTATCGGCGGAATAAGGATAATCCAAAAATCAAAGAGCCATTCATCATGGATAAAGACAAAAAATATATGGTTCTTTTTCTGAATAAAACTCGTTCTGATGAAGATGGTCAAACTCTTCTTTATCAGTGGGATTCAGCTTGGAACCGTTGGATCGAAATTGGTTTCTGTACCATTGTAAATGACCATGGCCAATACGACCGCAGATAAATAAGAAGGGAGGCTTCGATATGAATGGATGTCAATGTATTAACGTCTAAGCTTGAAAATCAGCCAGACAAAATCATTCAGATCCTTGAAGCACTTGGCTTTGAAAATATCAAGTTCAATCCTCTCAAAAATAATCTGCGGTTCGCTCGGGAAGAGCAGCGAAATCCAACCAGTTGTATGCTCGATTGCGGCACGCTTCGGTTCTTTGTTTTCTCTACAAACCAAAAGGGGAATCTTTTCAGTCTGATTATGGATGTCAAAAGATGTTCGTTTCCAGATTCTTTGAAATTCGCTGCACAAAAGGCTGGCATCTCAGAAGAAGAGGTCAACATCAAAACGCATTGGCCGTTCGGTGGTTTTTTTCTAAAACTGATGCCTGACTATGAAGAAGAGATGGAAGATTTGAAAACGTACCCGGAGGAGACTCTGGAACCGTATGCCAACAAATACAATCTCCGCTTCATCAAAGATGGCATCAGCCTGGATACTCAGCAAAAATTCGGTGTCGGTTATGATGTGGAATCAAATCGAATCACGATCCCAGAGCGTGCAACTGATGGTTCTTTGGTCGGCATCATGGGCCGCGCCAATTACGAGTGTGAACACGATAAACGCTGGTATCCATTGATCGCTTGTCCGCGCAGTAAAACGCTGTTTGGATACTCTGAGAATTATCATCGAATTCAGGAAACAGGGAACATCGTTCTGTTTGAATCTGAAAAGGCAGTCCAGCAGTGCGATTCGTTCGGCTGCAATATTGCCCTCGCAACGTGCGGCTGTCATGTATCAGATACGCAAACCAAATACATCAAACGAATGCTGCCAAAGAAAATCATTCTGGCTTACGATGAAGGGCTTGAAGAAGAGCACTTGGTTAACGAATGCAAAAAACTTATCGTGAACAATCCGATCTTAAAAACAAAGGTTGGATACATTTGGCCTGACGGGTTGATTCAAGAGGGCTCCAAAATGAATATCGCTGATCTTGGTAAGGATGTTTACAAAGAGGGCGTAACAAAATATGTGAAATGGGTAGAGGAGTGATGTAAATGGGACAAAGAGTAATAGCCCCTGAGCTACAGGCACTGTATGACAAAGGGGCGCAGGTGTACAGCTATTCAAAGCTGAGTACGATCCATGATTGCCCATATAATGCATATCTGACTTATATCAGACCGCGTGATCAGTGCGCCAATGTGTATTCCTCTCTTGGTACTGTGGTCCACGATACGCTGGAAGGAATCATTGAAGGGAAGAACACAGAAGCGGATATCGGTCCTGCCATCGAAAACGGTCTGGATGAACTCGATATGCTTGGAATTGATTTTCCTAAAACGAGAGATGGCGGCAATGGCATCCGCGATAAATGGATCTCAAACATGCGTTGTATGGCTCGTGATTGGGTCAGTCCAAAGGGTGAATACGAAATCGAAAAGCTGCTCATTCTAAAGCTTCGTGATGATCGTTACCTTCAAGGTTATGCTGATTTGATTCGTATTATGCCAGACGGGCGGCTACAGGTGTTAGATATCAAGACTTCAAGTCAGTTTAAAGACGAAGATCTGCTTCATTATGGCCGCCAGCTGGTCGCGTACACTCTGGCCCTTGAACAGGCCGGATTTAAAACGGCCGCTCCTTGTTGGATCATGGTGAAATACTGCAAAGTCGTTTACCAAACCGGCAAAGGCAAGCTGGCCAAGCAGCAAGAAAAAGTGCTCGATCGATGCAAAGTGGGCTACACGCTGCGGTCCACAGTTCGTTCCAAAATGAAAGCCGCCGGGTATGACAGTGAGCAGATCGAAATTGTTACCTAGGCATTTATCGAATCGAACGATATCAATGATCTGCCGGAAGATATTCGCTGCCAGTTCAAATTGACTACATATGTCAGACCGTATCCTGTCACCGATGAACTGCGCAAAGAATGTATTGATTACATAAACGAAACAGCGGACGAGTTCGAGGAGCGGAAACGCAGTGGCGAATGGCCTGCACGAGAGATCGAAGAGAAAAATGGCGATCCAAATTTCTTCTGCACCAATCTCTGTGGTCATCGCAAAACCTGTGAACCGCTTCGGGATTGCATCAACAAACGGCCGTTTTATGCGGCAAAAGACCCAAGCGTGGTCGGTATAGACGATTTGTTTTAAGGAGGATTCATGGAGCAAAACTATGTTGTATACCATTTGCACGACGATAAAGGTTCGCTCCTTGATTCTTGTACAAAATGGGAGGACTATGTTGATCTCGCTGCTTCTTATGGAATGAAAGCGATTGCTTCTACCAACCATGGCTACAACCTTAACTGGACTGAAAAGAAACAGTATGCAGAGAAAAAGGGCTTGAAATTCATCGTTGGTTGCGAGGTGTATCTTACTTCAGAGATATACCACTATCCAGAGATCCCTGATGAGGTTTATGAATCTTATCAAGGCTGGGACCCGCAGGAAGCACAAGAGGAAATCGGTAAAATGATGGATGCCGAACGCTATAAAGTTCGCGACAACTTCCATACGATTCTTCTTTGCAAAAATGCTCGTGGTGTTCTGGAACTAAACAAAATAATGGGCACATCTTATGATGCTGACCACAAGTATTATAAGCCGCGCATTACTTTTGAAGAATTCTTTGGATTGTCTGATAACATCATCAAAATCTCTGCTTGTCTGGCAAGTCCGCTTCGTAAATACACGTCAGAATGTGATGGATTTCGTCAGGAAGTCTATGACAAACTATGCAAGACCTATGACTATTATGAGATTCAGTATCACGATTGTGACGATCAAAAGGAATATAACCAGTATCTCTGGGAGCTTTCTAAGAAATATCACAAGCCACTGATTGCTGCAACTGACACCCACAGTCTGAATGCATATAAAGCAGAGTGCCGCAAGATCCTTATGATGGGCAAGGGAATCGAGTTCACTGGTGAGGACGAATTTGATTTAACCTTCAAGTCTTACAATGAGCTGGTCGACGCGTTCACTGTGCAAGATGCACTCCCTCGTGAAGTCTGGATGGAAGCAATCGAGAATACGAATCGGATGGCAGATAGTGTCAACGATTTTACTCTAAGCACAAAGGCGCGATATCCCATCTTGACAGGAACCTCTGAATCAGATGCCGGGGTTTATATCAAACGAACCCATGATATGCTGAACGACAAAATTCGTCGCGGTATCATTCCTGAATTTGAAGTCGCACAGTTTAAGGCGGATATTGAAGAGGAGCTCACAGTATTTAAGAAAACCAACATGCTGGGCTTTATGCTTTCTATGAGCGACCTGATGATTTGGGGCAAAAACGAAGGCATTCCGTTCGGACCAAGTCGTGGTTCTGTTGCAGGTTCCCGGTGTGCATTCGTTACAGACATTATCGATGTTGACCCGGCTCGCTGGAATCTGGTGTTCTCGCGCTTTTGTAATGAAAACCGTGTTGAGATTGGTGATATTGATATCGATGTGCCGGATGCTTATCGTCCCATGATTTATAACCACATCTTTGAATCGTTCGGTCGTGAGAAGTGTGCATATGTTCTGGCTATGGGTACTTTGGCAGGAAAAGCGACAATCGACGAGATTGGACGAGCTCTTGCCAAGGTCTGGAAGCGCGAAAATCCGGATGCAGACGAATCTAGGAATCCTTATTCCCTTGATCGGATCGCAAAAGTGAAAAAGGAATACGATGCCAGCGCTGAAAAGTGCCGTGCAGATCATCCCGATATCTTCTATTACTTTGATGGATTGCAGGGAACGATCGTATCTCTGTCACATCATCCGGCTGGCGTTATCATCGCTCCAATCGACCTCTATAAAAGGTATGGTGTATTCCAAGATAAAGACGGGCTGCCCATTCTGTGTCTTGACATGGAAGCGTCTCACGCAGTCGGTCTGGCAAAGTACGATATCCTCGGTCTTGATACAGTGTCTGTTATTGATAAAACCTGTAAGCTGGCAGATATTCCGTACCCGCACACTTGGGAAATGGATTTCGATGACCAGGCAGTCTGGGCAGATATGAAAACGTCTCCGGTTGGCATTTTCCAGTTCGTTGAGGATTTCGCTTTTGATTCGCTCAAAAAATACGATGTTCACAGCATCGCAGATCTGAGCTTGGTCACGGCAGCCATTCGACCCGGCGGTGCTTCTTACAGAGATAAGCTCTTCCGGCATGAAGCAAATCACAATCCGTCGCCTGAAATCGACGAGCTGTTAAAAGATAGCCTGGGCTGGCTTGTCTTTCAGGAACAAACCATCGCGTTCCTCCAACAGTTCTGTGATATGAGCGGCGGTGATGCAGATAGTGTTCGCCGTGCAATCGGTCACAAGAACAAGGCGGAGTTGGATGCGGCAATGCCTCGTATCCTGAATGGCTATTGTAATCACTCAACAAAATCAAGAGAAACCGCCGAAACAGAAGCAAAAGAATTCTTACAGGTCATCGAGAACTCGGCCTCGTATCAGTTTGGTTTGAACCATGCTACCGGGTATTCGATTCTTACATATTATTGTGCGTATTATCGCTATTACTACACCCACGAATTTGTAACGGCACTTCTGAACACTGCGGACACGCAAGAAAAAATCGTTAATGCGACCAAGCTTGCGAATGAACGTGGCATCCAGATCATGCCCATCAAGTTTCGTCATTCCCGGGATGAATATGTCTACGATAAGACAGATAAGAAAATCTATCAGGGAATGGAATCTATCAAGTACCTGAACAAGCGGCTCAGTCGGGAGTTTTATAAGCTCCGCAACCATAAATTCGATTCTTTCATTGACTTGTTGTTGATGAACCAGAAAAGAAAAATTGCGGACAGTCGGCAGTTAGGGATTCTAATTGAGCTTGATTTCTTTTCTGAATTCGGCAATCCCAATCAGTTGTTGGAACAGGTTGATATCTTCAATAACTTCCTTGATGCAAAACAGCTCAATAAGGACGAGATGGACAAGCTTCTGTCTCACGACATCATGGCCAAACTGTGTGAAAAAGAGACCGAAAAGAAATATGTTAACGTAGACTGGATGAAAATCGTTCGGCTGCTCTGCGAAAAGACAGATACCGTAAAGACTCCTATCACTGACAGAATAAAGTATGAAGGTGACAACCTTGGCTACATCCAGCTTACAATGCCGAAGCTCAAAGATTCTTACATCTACGTCTTGGATATTGATGGTAAGTTCGCCAATAAAACTATAAGCGCATACGTCCTCAAAACCGGTCAACAGCGCAGGCTTAAGGTGAAAGGCCGCACTCTGGAAGCTGCCCCAATCGAGAAAGGCGACATCCTCCGCATTGATGAAGAGCGGGATGAAGGCCGCTGGTCAAAGGACGAGCAGGGCCAGTGGATTCAGTCTAAGACCGATAAAGAAACGATTCTTCGTAAATACGTGCATGTGCGGTGAAAGGAGGTGACAAAGTGACATATAACGAAATCACTCAGATCCTCAAGTCAATGGTGATTATTGTGGATGACCGCGAAAAGGACACTCCACTTCTTCATCAGCGGCTCTCATCGTTCCCGTGTGCTTATATGCGTAAGCGGCTGGACTTTGGTGATTATAGTGCTGAGGTGACACTGCCAAATGGCGAAAAATTCTCGTTGGCAGATAAGGTGACCATTGAAAGAAAAAATTCCATAGATGAAATCTGCGGCAACTTCACAACGAATCGAATTCGGTTCGCCAAAGAGTTCGACAGGGCGGCTGCAGCCGGAGCAAAAACTTACATACTCATTGAAAACGGTTCATGGGAAAAGATCAATCGCGGTGCATATCGCAGTAAGATGACACCCGCTTCACTGCTGGGCAGTCTCACCACATGGCTTGCTCGATATAATTGCCAGATCATCTTTTGTGAGCCGGATACCACATCATGGCTGATCCATGCGTTTCTTCTCCACGAAATGCGTGAAGCACTGACCCATTATGAACTACCGCAAAAACCCAAGAGAACAAGAAAGGGGACTGAAGATGACATCATCACTTGATTTTGAAGGCGAGCTGATTCTGGACGGTGTGCTGCTGGACAAGCTGGAAACACTGACAAAAAAGCTTCAGAAGGCCACAAAAAAGACCGACAAGGCAACAATCTTGTTAGATGCCAAGAACGAGATTGGTGAGAATCCGTTGTTTTTCTTCCTTGATTTCATTCTCGATCCGCAGATCACAACAGGGATCTCTAAGGCCAAGATCAACAAAAAGGTGCGAATCGTGGATGAATTTCCATACACTTTCCAAGATATCTGCTTATTCCTGGCGGAGTGCAACACCGGCTCTGACATGGCTTTGTCAATGGCAGCCAGTTATATCTACTGGAATGCTTCACATAAAGATTTTCTGATTCGAGTGTTCACTAAGAATTTGCCTCTGGGTGTTGAAGCTGCTACGGTCAATAAGATTTTTGGCAAAGTGGTCATTCCGGTCTGGGAAGTCCAGCAAGGATATCCTATCGATAAAGTCAAACTCAAGCCGGGCACCTGGTTCAGTCTCAGCCGCAAGATGAATGGTAACAGGGGCACCTTCTACCGTGGCAAGTTCATTTCCCGTCAGGGACAAGAGTTTACCGGCCTCGACCATATTAAGGACGACATCATCAAAGAGCTTGGCGATGAATCGCTGATTGATGAATATGTCTACGATGGCGAGCTGGTGTATCGTAATAGCAGAGGGCTATCAGACGGCGAGGCATTTCGGGTTGGCACTGGTATGTTGAACTCGGATGGAGATAAAAGCCAGATCAAGTTCGTTGTGTTTGATTTGATTCCTACTGATGAGTTTGAGAACGGTAAAGGCAGCCTTCCTTATGAAGATGGTTCTTTTGTTACGCCATATAAACTCCGTCGTAAATGGCTTGAAGATTTAGCCGTTACGATCGAGCAGAAAGGGCTCAAAAATATCCAGGTCGTGCCGATGGTCTACGAAGGTACTGATCAAAGTGTGATTCCTCAGTGGCTCGATTATGCAGTTAAACATGATTGGGAAGGGCTCATGCTCAATACATCGGTTCCTTATAAGCGGGCACGTCACACTGGCTGTCTTAAAATCAAGCGTTTTTATACTGTTGATCTTCGTGTCACTGCAATTGAAGAGGGTCAGAACCGTCTGGCTGGTACGATGGGTGCTCTGGTTGTTGATTACAAGGGTAACGAGCTTCGTGTTGGTTCCGGTTTTGATGATGCTACGAGAGCTACCGTGTGGGCGAATCCGGGTGATTATATCGGACGTATCATCGAATTAAAGTACAAAGAGGTCACAATGGATAAAAAGACCGGCCTTGAGTCCCTGCAATTCCCGACCTTTGTACGATTCCGTGATGATAAGAATGAAGTGAGTTACGGCTAAGGAGGAGTTATGAATCTTTCTAAAAAGTCCATTAAGCACATTCTTAGGATTCTGGATAACAAATGTATCGAGATCCCTACAAAGACATCTGCTTATAGTAGCGGTGGACGTAGAATTTTGACTCGTGATTTTGAGCCAAAGGAGTCACACGGAATGAATGACTGGCAGCGAATCGTCTATATACCGTCCGAAGGATATTTCTACGGAATTTATAATGGAAAATCGGAAGAAGATTGGGATATTCCAGATATCTGGTCTCCTGCTCAGCTTGCTGATTTGTGAGGTGTCTTATGGTTGATTTCAGTAAATTAGCCGTCCCAAAGAAAGAACGACTTGAAGTTCAACTTACCGATGGCACAGAAGAACATAATATCAACTATGTCATCACGTCTCTGGCTACGATCAAAGGCGATAAGATCTATAAAAACTTCCGTCTATATTCTGTGGCCGATGATGGCCAATTGACTCAGCTAGAAAAACGAGATGGCGACCCATATTTCGATGCTTTGAAAGGAACGGTGTATGAACAATGAGAAGTGGCTTTTTGAAAGGTATCGACAAGCATTACGAGAAATTACAATCGCCCAAAATCATTTTGAGTTTTGCGAGCCTGATTATATCGATTGCGCAATTGATGATCTCATTCACGCTGAGAAAGCTTTCGATCGAATCTTAAAGGAGATTCGCAATGAAAAATTGGACACGTCGATATCTAAGACTTAATTATCAAGATGAATCTCTCTGTTGGCGGCTTCGCTATGGAGAACGCTTCGAAATCGTCGCAGAACTGGATGAATTTTATTTTCTCTGGGCACATGGCACGATGATTGCATTCCCCAAGTATGGCAAGTACGCATACGACATTGAAACAGAGATCGTAAATACCGAATAAGGAGGGAGGTGAGGTCCCATGCGAGGGATCAATCAAAGAGAGCTTGGCCGTAAAGAACGTGCCACAGCAGAATGCGAGCGTCAGATTCGGCGCTACGGATATGAATGTGGTGAGGTTATTACATATAAATTGTCGCCAGAACAAATGAAACAGGTTTTGACAGGCAGAAAAACAGTGGATGATTTTATCAAGGAGTGGCAGTAAATGAAAGTCGAATTGATTTCGTATTCACAGCCGGTAAAAAAGGATGCAGACAAGAATCCGCTCAGTATCGCAGAGCTGGCAGCAAGTGTCTGTTATGATTCTGAGCCGACTGAAACTTATCGGATCGCAAAGGGGTGCAAGGCGACCGGACACACCTCGGTGCTTGAACACATCAGCTTTACGTTCCATGTCACCGGTGTCAGTCGAGCACTTCTGGCGCAGTTGAGCCGCCATCGGCATATCAGTCTGAGTGTTCGCAGCCAGCGCTATTGTGATGAAAGTATTATGCAGTATGTCAATCCATTCAGTGGGGAAGACGCGGATGTATTTGATGGCATGATGGCAGATATCTCCAATGACTATCGCATCTTAAAAGAGTATCACGGTGCTGCCAATGAAGATGCCCGTGCTGTTCTGCCGAATGCCTGCTGCACTGAACTGTATGTCACCATCAACGCACGGTCACTGATTGAAATGAGCCATCTGCGGCTCTGCACTCGTGCCCAGCGTGAGATTCGGGGACTGTTTATGGCAATCAAATTCCAGGTTTCTCAGGTTTGCCCCGAACTCGGTGCATGGATGGTTCCGTCCTGTGAAGCGAATCCTAAGTATCCGTTCTGTCCCGAGGGGAGTCGCTGCTGTGGCCGCCACCCGAAGCTGGCAGATGTTTATAAACCCGTTGAGAGATAAGGAGATTACATATGAGCAAGATGTTTAATATCGAAAACTGCGATGTCACCATGGAAAATGGCTACCTGCGTCTGATCTATCATACCGACGAACTGCTGATGCCTATGGTACTGGCTGTTACAAAGTCCTACCATGATTTGAACGAAAAGGGCATGTATCTCTTTGGTCAGGAGGACTGGGTAGGGAATGTCGTTGAATGGAGTATTCGGAAGGAGAGTCCTATCTGGCATAATCTGCTGGCCGACATCTATAAGAATCATCACGATCTGTATTCTTCTATTATGGTTACTCCGGAAGACGATGAGTATGACGATGATGTTGATGACAACGACAAGGTTCTTGGTTACCTGACTCTGGAGGCCACTGGAGACATCGACGAGAAAACCGGCCACCGTATCGCTCATTTCAACACTGCCGATCTGGCGGCTTTGGACAACGGCATTCTTCACGTTCTGGCCGAAGCTTGCGGCATCAAAGATGGTGAGTATATGTTCCGTGATGAACTGATCGATGCTATGAGCCAGCAAGATATTGATATGGACGATTGCGATTACGACTGTGAGAATTGCGATTGGGCCGAAAAAATCTCTGATGGTGATGTTATCTGCCACCTCGATGAAGATGACGATGAAGAAGAGGATGACGAAGAAGACATATGTGATGGCGATTGTGACCACTGCAAGAGCGATGCACCTAATACCGATAGCGACTGTTCTTGTGATCCAGTTGAAAACGAAAATACAGCACAGCCCGATGAGCAGCCGTATGAGTATGTGAATGGTCCCGCTCACTATCATGGCACCGAGTGCATCGAGAATATGCGTAAGCTGTTTGGCGACGAGGCTGTCCGCTGGTTCTGTATTTGCAATGCCTACAAGTATCGCTTCCGTGATGGTTCTAAGCCCGGTGTAACCGCAGAGCAGGACGAGAAGAAGGCTCGTTGGTACGAAGATTATGCCGTGAAAATGATGAACGAACAGCGCTACTATTGATTTGGAGGTGATGGAATATGGAGTATGTAATCAAACGCAATGGCGCAAAAGCTCCGTTCAACAAGTCTAAGATCGTGAATGCAATCGAAAAGGCGATGACCACCACTCCCGGCGGTATTGACTCTCGTGTATCGAATGCAATTGCGGATCATATCGCTGAAATGCCAGACACTCTTTCTGTCGAGCAGATTCAGGATATCGTCATTGAGCAGTTAAAAGCAAGTCCTTTTGCTGATGTAGCTGAATCTTATAGCCACTGGCGAAAGCTCCGTCAGGAAATTCGCGACAAGGAAAAGACGAATGCCAGTATCCTTGAAATCATCGACGCTAAAAATGATGCGATCAATCAGGAGAACAGTAATAAGAACCCCACCGTGAACAGCGTTCAGCGCGACTATATGGCTGGTGAGGTATCAAAGGATTTGACTGCTCGTCTTCTGCTGGACCCAGAAATCGTCAAGGCACATGAAGAAGGTTTGATTCACTTCCATGATTCTGACTACTTCGCTCAACACATGCATAACTGTGCGCTAATAAATCTCGATGATATGTTACAAAATGGCACTGTCATTTCTGGTACAGGTATCGATAAGCCCCACAGCTTTTCTACCGCCTGCAACATTGCCACTCAAATTATCGCTCAGGTTGCATCGAATCAGTACGGCGGTCAGAGTATTACACTATCTCATCTGGCTCCTTTCGTGGATGTTTCCCGCAAGAAAATCGCCGCTGAAGTACATAACGAGTTCTACGAGATGCTTCAGAACGAGGACATTGAAAAGATGCCATCACAGGAAGCTATCGATCGTATTGTGAATCGCCGTCTAAGAGCTGAGATTTCTCGTGGTGTTCAGACGATTCAGTATCAGGTTATTACCCTGATGACAACCAATGGTCAAGCTCCTTTTATCACTGTGTTTATGTATCTGGACGAGGTTCCTGCCGGTCAGACTCGTGATGACTTGGCTGTTATTATCGAAGAGACGTTGAAGCAGCGCATCAAAGGTGTCAAAAATGAAGTTGGTGCGTATGTTACTCCGGCATTCCCGAAGCTGATTTATGTGCTGGATGAAGACAATATCCGCCCCGGAACCACATACTATGGGCTGACTGAACTGGCTGCACAGTGTACTGCAAAGCGTATGGTCCCTGATTATATCTCTGCAAAGGTTATGAAGGAACTCAAGGGTGGCGTGTGGCCTAGTATGGGCTGCCGCTCGTTCCTTACTGCTGATCGAACCACCGAAAATGTGGCAAATGCAGGGAACTGGGTCAAGGGTCAGAAATACTACGGCCGCTTCAATCAGGGTGTCGTCACCATCAATCTGGTGGATGTAGCATGTAGCTCTGGTAGGGATGTGAACGCATTCTGGAAGATCTTTGATGAACGTCTTGATCTTTGCCATCGTGCATTACAGGCTCGTCATAAGCGGTTGCTCGGCACCATTTCTGATATGAGCCCCATTCATTGGCAGTACGGCGCACTAGCCCGCCTGAAGAAGGGCGAGAAGATCGACAAGCTGCTCTTTGGCGGCTACTCCACCATCAGCCTGGGCTACGCTGGTCTGTATGAGTGTGTGAAGTATATGACCGGCAAGAGTCACACCGATCCTGAAGCAAAACCGTTCGCGCTGTCTATCATGCAGTATATGAATGATAAGTGCACAGAATGGAAAGAAGCAGAAAACATCGATTACTCTCTGTACGGCACTCCGTTGGAGTCTACTACATATAAGTTCGCCAAGTGCCTGCAAAAGCGGTTCGGCATTATTCCTGATGTCACAGACCACGACTATATCACCAACAGCTATCACGTAAATGTTCGTGAGCATATTGATGCTTTTACTAAGCTCAAGTTTGAGAGCGAGTTCCAGAAGCTATCTCCTGGTGGTGCTATCAGCTATGTGGAAGTGCCCAATATGCAGCACAACATTCCGGCAGTTCTCAGTGTAATGAAGTTTATCTACGACAATATTATGTATGCCGAGCTGAACACCAAGTCCGATTACTGCCAGTGCTGCGGCTACGACGGCGAGATCAAGATCGTTGAGGATAACGGCAAGCTGGTGTGGGAGTGCCCAAATTGCGGAAACCGTGACCAGAGTAAAATGAATGTCGCCCGCCGTACCTGTGGCTACATTGGAAGCAATTTCTGGAATCAGGGACGTACTCAGGAAATCAGAGATAGAGTCGTTCATCTTAGCGACAATTAACTTGTAAATAGATGTGGTGGGTGGGATGGATTTATGAAAGGAGCAGAATTTTGAAATCGAGTAGCCAAGTGATTTCTCAATTTGAAGAAATATTTACAGCGTTGAACATCAAATATTTCAATGGAGAACTTAAAAAGGCAATTATTACGGTTGGCACAAATAGTCGCATTCAAGTAGCACAAAAATTCGTAAATAGATCGATTTCTGGGAACACAACTTCGTTCGGAATAGAGCTTAACGCAAATCAGTTAAATAAGCCGATTGAAGAGACTGTTGGGAAAATATTGCACGAGATGGTCCATGAATATTGCTTGGAGAACAGCATCAAAGATACTTCCAATAATGATGTGTACCATAATAGACGCTTCAGGGAGCAGGCCGAAGCTCATGGTCTGATTGTAATTCGCAGTGAAAAATATGGTTGGTCTATTACAAGACCTAGTCAAGATTTAATCAGATTTATTGATCAACAAGGATGGAAAACAATGAATCTGACTGGAATTGAATTTGCAGATGAATCTGTAAATAAAAAATCAAGTACCAGACGTTGGATATGTCCAAAGTGTAAGACTATTATTCGTAGCACTAAAGAGGTGCGTGTTACTTGCACTGATTGTATGGAGCCATTTGTAAAAATTGATAAAGCAAATCACTGTTTAAAAGTAAAAAACAGAAAGGCAGGTGATATCGCATGAATGATATTGCAAAATTCATTTCGGATTTTCTTGGTTTTATTCTGTCGTGGTTCATTACGACTGTTGTGTTATATGGCGGTTGGAAGCTGCTTGGGCCAGATTTTAATCTATGGGCAGCAACTGGTATTTGGCTGGTGCTGCTTATCTTTGGCAGATCTGCGAACAGTAAGAAGCAGTAAATAAAATGAGCAGGGTGGGTGTGGTGGCATGAGAGGATGTGAAACAAGTGAACTATATTAAGATAACAACATCAGATATTGCGAACGGAATAGGATGCAGGGTCACACTTTAGACAGCGGGTTGTTCCCATCGTTGTCCTGGCTGCCACAATCCTCAAACGTGGGATGCGGCCGCCGGTAATCCATTCATCGAAGACACCATGCAAGAGTTGCTTGATCTGATTCGCCCCGATTATATTCAAGGCTTGACATTCAGCGGGGGAGACCCTCTGTTCGTTCAGAACCGGCTTATCGTTGGCTATATCTGTGAGCGTGTCCGCAAAGAGTTCGGCGACACTAAGGATATCTGGATGTGGACTGGATACGAGTGGGATCAAATCAAAGATTGGGATCATCTGAACTATGTGGATGTTCTGGTGGATGGCCCATATATCGAAGCTCAGCGCGATATTTCATTGCCGTGGGCTGGCAGCAACAATCAAAGAGTGATCGATGTCAAACGGAGCTTGAAAAAGAACGAAGTCGTATTATGGAAGGAGAACTAATATGAACCCTATTGTAAAAGTAAACAAGATCTATCCTGACGCTCACATCCCAACTTATGGCACTGAGAAGGCTGCCTGTGCTGATGTTTACGCTTATATCCCAGCAGATCAGGCAGACCTGTATGACGAGCATGGTAATCCTATTATTTACATCCGTCCGCATGAGACCCGTATGATCGGTACTGGCCTGCGTTTTGCTCCTGCTGATGGTTGGTCTATCCTAGGATTTGCCCGCAGTGGTCTGGCATCTAAGAAGGGCCTGGCACCTGCGAACAAAGTCGGCGTGTTGGATGAGGATTATCGTGGCCAGACTTTTATTCCTTTACACAATCACTCTGATATGACCCAGGAAATCGTTCATGGTGACCGTATCGCGCAGTTTATGTTCGTTCCGTATTATCAGGCGCAGTTTGACGTGGTTGATGAATTGAACGAAACTGAGCGTGGTGATAATGGTTTCGGAAGCACTGGTGTTTAACAATTAAGGAGTATTGCTTATGCGATATAGTTTTGGATATACAGTTAAATCCCCATATGTAGAAAGACGTGTTAAATACTATGATGAAAATGGTATCTATGACGAATCAGTACAAAGTGATGACGAATTGATTGTCATTGGGGAAAAGCTAAGAAATGGTGGTTATAGATATAACGAAGAACTTGGGAAAGCAGAGACGGCCATGTTCGAGACAGAACCAAACAATCCGCAATATAAAGAAATTCTTGCAAGATTAAATCGTGTTCGTGACAAATACGGTATCAAACACTGGGATGAAAAGGAGCGGGTGATGTAAAATGTTCTGGAATAAATCAGAAGAAAAGCCGTCAGAAGAACCTGAAAAGGCAGAAGAAGTCAAAGAGCAAAGACAATTTGAACCATATAGATGCTGGGCTGTCTATGTCAACTATTGCCTAAGAAATGGCACAGATCATAGCTTTACAGTTGACTATGAAAATTCCGATTATCGCGATAAAATGAGCCACAAAGAGGCTGGAGAAGCTATGGAATCGGATGCAACCAAGAAGAAAGAAGAAATAGAAGCACTGGTTGAAGAAAATCTTGGGCAGGAAACTGGCTGGATTAAACTCGGGTCGAACTATATTGCCAATCGAGATCTTGCAACAGTATCAGTGCAGCTTATAAAAAGTGCAAGCGGAGCTTTTGATTGGAGAGACTAATGAACGATATTATCCAAATGCCGAAAGGCGATTACATTATGAAGGATGCAGTCTACGTAGATACGGGCGAAACTCGTACTGACGGATGGTATCCGGAATGGATCGGTATGACAATGCAGTTCCGTCCAATTCCTGTCGGCTGGATTGCTCAATTCCGATATGTAAAAGATAATGAGGGCTATCCATATCCTGGAGGGATGCACACATCTCCCGTTACTTCTGTCTCGATTTCAGAAAATGAAAAAACTGTCGAAATCGAAACCGCACATACAATTTATACGTTTGAAAAAGTTGAGGAGGGCTAAATTATGGCAAAGTATTTTTATGTTTACGAAATCGCAGGATCTCCAGCTGACCGTATGGTGAAGATGTTCAACACCGAGTCAGTTATTGACGGTAAGAAGGGTACTTATATCGCAGAGAAGAAGGTTGCGTACAAAGACTTGCAGGGGTTCACCAGCGGTATCAAAGCGGTCGGCTTCCAGTTGAATCCTGAGCTCGCAAATGCTGATATCGCAGAGCGGGAAGCAAAACGGATTCTGGCTGCTAAGATGGCAGATTATCATGCCGCACGCGACGCTTATGCTGAGGCAGCTGACAATCTGAAAAAGGTAAACGCCAAGTTCGGTATCTAACACATAATCGCAGTGGTGGGTGGGAGGAATAAAATATGAAAATTATCGGAACAAAAGATTATAAGGAGGAAATTAAAATTGTCGAAAAATATCGTTATGGTGAACACAAAAACTGTGACATATGCCTCACAAAAGAGGACTGCAAGATGAATCCATATTGTTACGGTTGCGCCTTGACGGAAGACGGGGAGTGGATTGGGTTTATAAAATAAAAACTGGATTTTTAAAGAAGGAGGAATTCGATGCTTGTAAAAGATTACGGTGGCGAAATCGATTGGAATATTGGTGCGTTTTGCGGCCATGATGAAACGATGTTTGATATTGACAAAGCTTGTAAAATGGCTTGTGAGAAAAATGACATCAGATATGTGTTTGGCAGCATTTTCACAGTCCTGCAAGGTGGTCGTATCCCACCACAGAAAAATCTGCCTGTGTCAGAAGTTTTATCAAGAGCAGATAAATATAATGAACTTGGTATCGGAGTTCGTTTGACATTCTCAAGCCCGTTTGTTACACGTGGCGATCTCGTTGATGAAACTTCAAATATTATGTTGCGGCACCTCGATCATAATAATCAAAATGGTCTTACAAACCGTAACGGCGTTATTGTTATGTCCGATTTACTGGCTGATTATATTCGCTATATGTATCCCAATCTTGAGCTGATTTCTTCGCAAGTAAAACCGTCTGTTGAAGTCGGTCTTGGGAATGATTCTGCCGAATATTATAATCGTCTGCTTGACCGTTTTGATATTGTCGTTGTGAATCCATTTAAAATCCATGACGAGCAGTTTATTAAGAATTTACATGACCATGATCGAGTAGAATTTATTGTCAATCACCGGTGTCTGCCGAATTGTCCCATGGCTGGCCGTCACTATCAGCTGAACACAAAGCTGGGTCAGGCTATTGTCAATGGTGATGATGTTACGGAGCTGCAAAATCAGTTGGCGATAGTATATAACTATTGCGGCTCTACTCGAAACAGCAATCCTCTTCTTGGCACATCTATGAATGAAGATGAAATTAAAATGCTGGTTTCACAGGGATTTAAGCATTTCAAAATCGAAGGCCGCGAAAATAATATCATCTCGTTTGTGCGTGACCTTGGCGACTATGTTTTTAATCACGAGATGTTTGAGAGGGTCATTCATGCCATTGCCGGTATGATGCTGTAA